GAGGACGTTTAGACGCAAGAAGGACGCTGAAGAGCTTAGTTGCGGATTTGAGGTTCATATCTTTACAACCCTTGTTTTTCTTAACTCTCCTGAATATCCATGTGCTTTTAGCCCATTGACAAAGAAATCAACCGGAAGTCTGACATAATCGACACAGGAATAATGAACAGGCTCTCCAACATATTCATGAGCAAGCAATCCATTAGCATAGGCACTTGCTGGAATTTTCATAAGGTCCAAACTTGGATATTGTGTCAATACCGTTTTGGTAATAAGCAAATTATAATCATCACATTCTGATTTATTGGAATGTGGACATTTACCAGCTCTATTTTTAAGTTCACAATCCTTACATAGCTTGTTTAGTTGGGATTGCAATTTCTTGTTGATATTCTGGTTATAGCTCATACGTTTACCACTTTAGAGTATCTTAATTCTCCATTATACCCTCTTCTTCGGAGTTCAGCAAAGATGTTCTCGTCTGTAAAGTCAGCAAGTGTAAGAATTGCTTTATTGCCCTGTTGAGGTATGTAGTTTGCAGGACGTTTTTTGTCCAGTTCTTCTGTTTCTGCTTTCAATTTTGGTCTTGCCATATTTCGTTTTATTTAATTGTCCATGAAGTTGTTACATCACATCTTTCGATTGTATTATGTTTGGTCGCACAACCTTTACTCAAAAGCTCATCCAAGTATTCTGTATCGACATAAATACCGGATTTCCCTCCCCAATAGCTATTTGTTCCAGAAAAAAGAACAGATTTTGTGAATATTTCTACATTTTCCACTATGATAGTCATAGAGCTTCCATTCCATGACTCATAAATGCGCATTTTCTTTCCCCTTGTCAATTTTAAGATTTTAGCTGCATCGCTTTTTTCCGCATCTGAAAGTTTGTTTGGGATATATTTTCTTGCAATCCTATCCAGTTTTTGAATCACTTCGTCAGATTGTAAAACATTCAATTCACCCAAGGATGAAATGAATCCTTTTAGATATTCATAGGCTTCCATACCAGAAGTTGTGAATTTTTCGTCCTTGTCATTTAATGCCGGACCAAAGCAACCGCAATAATCAGTCAAAATGTCTTCGAGAGTTTTCATATTCAAATTGTCTTTATCAAGTTGTTTATTGGAGAATATTTATCCCGAATAGGTCATCTGGTGTAAGCCGTTTTAATGACCAATTCGGGATTTAATTTGTGATTTATTTTACTTACGCCATTCAGCTTGTTTACGCTCAATGTCAATCTTGTTGTAATTCAAGAAATCTTTTAATATCCCAAATAGTTTATATCCTTCAAAATCAATAGTGGCAATTGTATTTTGAAGATATAGTAAAGATGCCGTTTTGTTCATCTTAGGAAATTTGCATCCATGAAACAGAATAAGATTCTTCATAGTAAAGAAGGCTCCGGCACCTTTATAAGCATCTTTAAACTTTTTAGATAGCGGAAAGTCATTGGAAATATATGTTTTTTTTAACCTCATTGTAGAATTTGTCAACAGCATTGTATAGCATGGATGCTGAATGCGCTTTTTGTATATGATTTAACGCTTTTTCTAATGGTGCGTAAACTTTAACTTGCAAATCTTCTACAAATACATCACGTCTCTTGAGACGGACGTAGGGAACGCCTTTACATTTTCTAATACGCGTCTTTTTAAGCATTTCTTTGAGTTGGCCAATATAATGTTGAGCCATTTCTATAGCTACCTCCTTATTAAACCATCTGTTACGTTCAGTGAAATTTTCAGGGTCATTGGAAAATAGCTTGGACTGAACACGATATTCTTCTATAACCATATTCCATTGATATTTGTACCCTTTACGATTCAAAGCTTCTATAAAACCAATTTTTCCATGTGTGTTGTAATCAGTCTGTGTCATCATGTGAAACACTTGTGCCATCACCCATCGTCTAAACAGCCGGCGGTTGGGCACTGTTCCACCATTAATAATATCTGCAAAAATTGGATCATTATCAGGAATGACTATAAATCTTCCCTCAACCAGTCGTCCTACAGCTTCATCACCATTTGAACTTTTAATTGAAAATAGATTTGATACATCTATTCCGATATTTCGGAGAGCAGCAATCTTATCATCAGCCGTCTTACATTTTACAACAACCTCTTTGATAGGACACTTATTGTCCTTTGATGTTTTATTTCCTTTTTCTGTGATTGACATTTCTGTGCCACATACAGGGCAGTTTGTTTTAATTCTTGGCATAGTTGATATCTTTTAAGTTATTATTAATTTTCTTTTTTTGGTTCAACCCAATCTTTTAGCATGATAAGGTCTTTATGGTCAGGTGATTGCCAAAACCATTTGTCCTTAGCAAAATCATCCCATTTTAAAGTGTCGGTTATAATTGCTAACAAGACATAAAGTTCAAGTTTAATTTGGGCAACTTCACGTGCCTCTCCATAAAGCATATCTTCATCAGATAGTTTTTGCTCTGGCAACGCTATAAAATAGTTTTTACGTTTACTGACGCTTCTTTCAGAAGGCACACTGTGATGGTATCGTACAAATAATTGAGTGATAATTTCCAGCGAATATCCATCTTGTTCTATTTCACATTCACCTTCATATTTGCCATTTTTAATGACATATTTTCCATCAATTTTTAAACTTCTTTGCTGAAAATTGACAGAAAATCTGGAGCCTTGCTCCACTTTCTTAATTGTTTCTTCGTAAATGTTGTGCATTGTTGATACTATATTAATTGAATCTCATCAGCTTGGTACATCCCTTTAATTTCTTGATTTAAGAGCTTTAGCGGTCAGGAGACTGAAATTCATCTTCAGCCATGGTGGTGAACCTGGCTGAGGTGTCTTTCTGGATCCTGAGTTAGTAGAAGCTCATGTAAATTTGCTGAACTTGATTACATATTCTGTACTGAATAATGGTTCTCAAAACATTGATGCGTCTCTTTATTAATATGATATATTCCAGATAGAAGTATAATACGACGCCGGATTGGGCCAGACAGGGCTTAAAGCCGGCGTCGTATATGCTTGTTAAATCTGGACTATTGAATTTTGTTTTCTTGAACCATGTCTAACGCATTTTAGTGTTATTATCTGTCATGTCTTTTGGTATGTTTCTTTAATCATGTCGATATGTTCCAGTATTGGAGTCAAATGGACCAGTGTAAGTCATCTCAGATATGAGATGACTGCAACCGGTCCTTGACTATTTATACTGGATGATTAAACGCAAGACCCTTCAGATAAAGCCGCATACTCGGTTTGTTATTAATTCAAGTTTCGCAAGTTCAACTTGCTGATTTCAGATTATAAAATTGAGCGATATGAGCCATCTCTTCAGACTGGTTGATAACGGCATCGTAGATTTCTTCGTCCAGAAGGCCGAAGACTCTCGCTATTGCCGTGACAAGATCCTGGAGAATGCCCCATATCTGTTGAGCGACCGAGAGCTGGACAGTCTCCCGGGTTATTTCCCTGAAGAGGCCTCCGATTGTCTCATAATCGCTGAAGCGCCTGGCCACCGAAAGGATATTATACTGCAGACAACACAATGTCGCGGCGGCTATCTGGGATGCGAAGCTTGTATTATTAATGAATAGCCAAACAACATTGTGTGTTTCTTTACTATTTTGATATAAAATGATCTGTTATTCGTGGACACATGACGATAGTCTATGTCCTGAATATATGTTGATCGTTTATTAAAATATGTTATTGCGCTATCAATAGTTGCACACCCAACTTTAATTGATTAAGAACTGTCCATATTGTATAATTTAAATTGTATGATGTCAAACTATTAGTATGTCTCTTTAATCGTTTGATAGAAGCCGCCTATGAGTGCAATTTCCGTGTGATAACACGGGGATTGTGCGATTCAGCTTGCTGCTGCGGATTCTTAAATATTAGCTCATTCATCATACACCAGCATACTTGGTTTATTAAAGACTGGCAACAAGCGTTTTGTAAGCCGATTTACTTACTCTCATTGCATTTTGCATACACCCAATAGTAAAGTAACCAGGTATTATTCTTTCTGTTTTTAACCGATTAGCTTTTACATTTTTGCCTATGCCACGTTGTACGCAACCATTAGACTGAGTAGCTACATATCCAAGCCCACCAATTTTATGTTTGCCGGTAGCAACAGCTCTTAGGCAATCCATTATAAACATATTCAAAGTTTGAATGTCTTTTTGGACATTAACAACTGGAAGAATTTGTGTAGCCCAGCTATATTCTCCATTGCCACCATATAAATAACGATTTACGCCATTTATCGCTTTGGCCAATGATATATCTCTAAGTCTAATCGTTCGTGCCTCAATTTCTTTTTGAAAAGTTTTAATTCGTGTCGAACTTAATGATATGTCAGCTCCTTTAATGGAATATCCAAGAAATTTGAACCAACGTGTATGGGCAAGAAATTCTATCTTTTTAGGATTAAGTTTCATGTCATGCTTCATTACTTCTTCCTCCATAATTTCCATTGCCAGTTGATAATCAGGACCAACAAATAGTGCATCATCTGAATATCGAACATACATTCCGTTTAATGTGCTTAAACGCTTATCAAGGTTGAACATTACTACATTTGCGAGCCAAGAAGCTACTGAACATCCTTGTTTTAGCGACTGATAAGAATTTTGCAGTTTGCCATCAGTATCAAAATACCAATCCGAGTGATAATATTTGCGTAAAACATCTATAATTGCGGAATGTCCCCATTTATCTTCTACAGAGTCAAATGCTTCGTCGATAAATCGAAGCGGAACGGAGTCAAAATATTTGCTAAAATCTGATTTCCATCCAATAACTTCGCCTTTGGTTTCGCAAATCTTACAAGATATATCCTTGACTATTTTACCACACCCAATGCCTTTCTGGTATGATAAACAACTTGGATGAATCATTTCCGGCATCAGTTCAAATAACAAGTCATTAGCTATACTAAGAAACACTCTATCAATAGGTTCATTGATATACACTGTACGAAAATCACCATTATCTTTTGGTATTTTAGCCGTATGCGGAGGGGCAATCTCATATTTGCCTTGTTTGATCGCCTTGCACATTTCAACCCGGACTTCTGGTTTTGTAAGTTGATAGAGATGGGCTTTATTAATACTTTTATCCACACCTTTCTCAATTGCATAAACCCAGCGGTCGGTATTGAAAAACATCTTCAATATCTTATCTTCCATATCAATCACATAGTTTAATTTCGTCATTGTAATAATTCAATACCCATTCGAGTAATAACCTGCGGTTTTGGATATCAAGTTCTGTATAGAATTTGATGAGATATGTATGTGGATCTTTTGATTGTGTAGCCAACTGCCATTTATTGACCATGTGGCAGATAGGGCACATCCATTTGATTGCCGGTATAAATTCTGGAACATAAACTATTTCGTTATTATTATTCTTATTGGTATATGGAACAACGTCATAGTTCAGACTGAAATATACCCATTTGTTTATCGCTGCCATAGCGATTCGTGAATTCTCTGTCATAATTTTTAATGTTTAAGATGCCCGTTTTTGAGCGATTTTATGTTTGTTGGATTCTATCAATGTAATTATACGATCTTTAAATGGTGGTACAGAATTATGAACGCCACGACATTGAAGAATCTCCAGATTTTTAATATCCATTTCGATAGTTGCAATAGACACACCATTGACAATGGCGTGCAATATCAATGAATGTTCCTTTTGGTAATACTTGTTTACAAATACACAATGGTGCATTGTATGCCATTCATCAATAAATTCTTTTATACTGGTAAGAGGTTTAACAGTTATTTCTTGATCCTTAAACTCTAAATCAAAGTATCTGGATTTTGCTTTTTGATATTTTTGTTCATCCTTTAATACTTGCTTAGTGTTGGACAAATACTTGTTCTCGCCATCCATTTCACGTTGTCTCTGTTGTTGTCTGCGCACTCTTTCTTCTTTGGCTTGTCTTTTTTGTTGCCAATAGTCATGCGCCTTATTTAGATTGTCAGGACAAATGAATTTTGGATTTCTAATATCTTTTTCCATATAACTTAATGAACCTAACAAATCACACCACATGGACGCATCTTCAACCATATAATTGTTTCGTATTGCTATCTTAATGGATGGCCAATATCTATCAAGATAATAGGGTGAACTCATAAAATATCCTGCAAGCTGAAACTGACCAGCTTTCCATAATGTTTCTATTCTGTTGTTTGTTAGTAAGCTTTTTACAACATTAGATGGATTGTAATAGTGAAAATCGCCATTAAATCCATTCCTAACTAATTCAGGAATGGCATATATACGTCCGATAATTTTACTCGGACAGACTGAATGGGCATAATGTTCTGGGCGAACTTCTAAATCACTGGACCAATCCCAAGAATCCACATAATGGCATAACCAATTTCTTTTTCGACTGACAATAACTTCTCTACCATCAGAAGTAATCCAACGATGAAACGCTTCACTGGCCCACCAAGTCACTTTTTTTCCCTTACGCAAGGTTGCAGACATAAAGTACATTCTTATTACTTGGAAACCTCCGCGTCTTGTAACTGTCGCGAAATAATCTTTGTAAACAATCTTGCGCTTCCGGTCTTTTTCAACTGTCAGTTTTGCGGAGCAATGCGGACAAGTAATGATATCGGCATTGTTTTTATTACCTTTCCATGAATTACCACAATCCATGCAGGTATATTCTCCTTTTGAATTGAGTTTTGCAATATGAGGGACGACATGTTTTTCAACTTGCTTTTTCTGATAATCACTAAGTGGAGGCAGTTTCTTTAAGTTTTCCACTACCATTCTTTGCAGTTTGTTCCTTGGCTTCATTTTAGACTTTATTTGTATTTGTTAGAAAAGCGGAATTTCCAGCACATCAGGCAAATCAGGATCTGTTTTTGTGAATTTTGACTTTCTGGGTTTTGTTTCCTTTGGTTTTGCAATTGTTTTTTCAGGAACGGAAGCGTGTTGTATATCCTCTACTTTATTCTTTGGTCCATTGACAACAATATCATCCTCATCATAATAGTGGATAGCGAGACCATAAACTTCCTCATCAGCACAAGCCACGCATCGTTCATTATTCTTTCGATTTTTCTCTACTTGCTGGAATATATATTTGCAGCACTCGGATATTGACTTGTTTGGCTTTGCATAGCTCTTTGCAAACATCTCATCTTCTTTTGCGAGATTGTCAAGAAAAGTCTTGATTGCCGTTTCAAACGATGTGAAATTCAAATCCATAATATTATAGTTTTATATTTTTGTTATAGAAAGAAGAAAAATGATTTGTGATTAAATTTTAGAGAGTCTTGATTCAACCCGATTCCAAACATAAAATTCTGTTTGGATATTTTGATGGTTTCAATATTTGTTGGCGTATCACCTTTGATAAATTTGGCTAAACGAATTGATACATTTGGGTATGCAACATTGACTACATCATAAGCAAAAATTTGTCTCTTATGTTTGATTATGATAGCATCACCGCCCTTTATGATGGAGAAATCACGATATATTGACATTCTATGTTTCTGCATAAAAGAATGTAAAAGTTCCTGTTTAAATTTGAGAATTAGGTCTGATTTATTTTTATTCAGTTGCGATTCATTATGCTGAAACGTGCTCGCAATGATTCCTTGTAAAGAACCGCCATTTTTCATCAATGAATCAGCTTGTTTCCCCATAAGAGCAAGCACTTTTATTTTTGCTTCTGCTATAGCGATACTGTCTTTGTTTTCAATAATTTTTCTTATTTTATCCCATTCTATGTCCATTGTTCAATTAATTAACGCCCCCTTTATCTCTTAGCTCACTTCGTTCGCAGTCGCTTCGCTCTAAGGGTTGAAGAGATAAAGGGGGTAAGGGTTAATGAAATGCTGCCACGGCACGCACATAGCTGCTGGTCGACACCTTAGTGCCCCAGTTGATGAGGCGGCCGTCGTACAGGTACAAGCGCCAAGCGTCCGCCGCCGAGTGCTCAGTGGAACTCCAGTACCAGCCATCTTTTATGCGGCTTCCGCCGCTAAATTCGATGGCGGCATTGATGGAGCGTTTATTGAGATAAATAAGATACAATTCAGCAACAGAAGGAATCCATTCATCATCTTTCAGTTCTATATCAGTGCCTACCTGTTTGATATGTTCGGTATTTGATTTGCCATTCCAATCAGCAACCGCATCGTCATAATTGTCAATATAGCCGTCATAATTACCATCGTCCTGTGTGTTGGTTAATGGCTGTTCTGGTAAATCCTCCAAATTAATGGCGATTGAGCGCATTCCCATTATAACTCCGATACGCTTTACCATTTTTTGCGGTTTGTTCTGTTTTGCAAAGTCAAACAATTCAGCAGAACCATCTACATAAAGATAATAAATTCCATCGGAATGCAATGTCTCTGTTGTGTTTACAGGAAGTTGATTATCTAACTGATTATTAGCATTATGATTCAACCAGTCAAAAAGTTGTTTTGCTTCTTCACCAAAATCATTGTAAAGAGCGAGTTTTAATTTTTGTTCTTGTGATAATGCGTTATACGCTTTTTCTACATACTTTTCTTCAATCATACTATATAAATTTAATAATTAATTATTTACCGTTACTAAGGCATACAGCCAACTTGTCAAGTTCTGATGTTGCAAAATAGTTTTGCAACCCCTTCAGAACGGATATTTTTTGTGACTGAAGGAGTTTTTTGATTGTAGCCGGGCTACCGCCACGATATAATTCGAGGCAATTTTTTGCTTGTTGTGTCATTTGATTTATTTTATTAGGAATAGTATTAGTATCATCAAAAATTAGAATGAGAATGCTTTTATTATTCTAATTATTGTAATACTATAAAAGATTTTAGACATCCATCAATATACTCTGACTTATAGAGTTTTCCATGATACGCAATGTTGTTAAATGAAGCGGCTCCATACGGATAATCCTCGCCGTTAATGGCAGGCGTCCCATATTTTTTACCATTTTGTCCAATATGATATTTTACTGCCTCAATATATCCGCATGGACTTAATTCAAGTTTCACATTCTTTGGCCAATCTGGATATTTGGCCATCACTCTTTTAAGTATAGCGTTGCCAGTTCGTCCATCAGTGACGAAAAATGCTTTTGGATAATTGCCTAACATAAACATGTTGTTTTTAAGATATTAGAAGATCATCTGAGAAAACTTTTCCAAACACGCATTTTTGTGATGATTTGTTGATAATATCTATGCGCCATAATGTGTAATCTTCAGGTAAACAGCTTTTTATTATTGTGAAAGCAATCGAAGCTTCTATTTCCAATTTTTGCATATCAGACAAATCTTTGGCTCTATATACTTTATGGTCATTGGGTGGTGTTGTGTAGTTTAAAGAACCATAATACGAGTGTTGTTTTACAGAATATTCAAAAGTATCAATATTAACAACACATTCATAATGTCCATCAAAATTTCCTATAAGATTCCATAATATGAACCTAATACCTCCACTTTCTGTCTCATACACTTGAGTTGGGTGATGAATAAATCTTACGCCATCGCATTTCCTTTCCCATGCGTGTGCCCTGTTTTCTTTCCAATAATCCAACCAAGCATTTACTTTAGATTCAAGAAATTCTCTGCTTAACATTCTAATCCCGGTATTTGTGGCAATTGGCGAATAGCTTCTTTCTGCTCTTCTTTCTTTTGCCATTGTTCGTATTCTTCACGTGCTGCATCGGTTGACGGAACTAAAGAAGTAGCATCTGTATTACATCTGATGTATTCATAAACCGAATCTTTCATAGTCCAATCACCATCTCCGTCAATAGGTTCATCGGCCTTCAAACAATATAGATACCACAGAATACACTCCAAATAATTAGTGTTATCAGGATCTACTAAATAACCAAACCAATCTTCGATGTCATTACTCATAAAACTCCAAAAACCAGGAGAGTCAGAGTGCTTTTTCTTAATAATTTTAGTGAGCCTTACACGATATTCCGATTCACACATTAAGTTGGTAATCTTTTTAATAAACGCATCGTAGTCACCAACTTCAATATTGCAAATAATTTTATCAGAAGTGAAATTATATTCACGAGGATTCTCAACGCTTTCAGATGTTAGCTTGATATTTAGCTGAAGTTTATCATTCAATTCATCAATGTACATTTCCGCAAAGTTCTTTGCGACCGCATCACGATACTTATCCGAATCTATTTCCCAATCTGACAGATGCTCAAAATCTGGATATTGATCCTGCAAACTTTCCCGTTCATTTTCTTCAATATATATTTCGCTGAAAATGGTTTCATAAAAACCGGGAAAACTTTTTACTTCTATTGTTGTTTTCATAATTGCAATATTGTTTAAGTTCTTGATACACATATAGATTCTCCGGAAATGTTGTATTCAGAATGGCACCCATCATAGCCGTTTATTACAGAACACCATCCATCATATTTAATGATGGATTCACGCCATTCTTTCAAGCCTAATGTTGTTGATTTTGCAGCAACAGATTCTCTCCAGAAATATTCATATTCATCATCATCGACTATATCCTTGGCAATTTCGGTAAGTTCATCTTCTGTTCCTATGTAATATTCAGTTCCATTTGCCACATATAAACAATCACCAGATTCTTCAAATGTAGCATCCAAATCACTGAAAGTCAATTCAAGATGGATACCTAATGCGACAAATCGTTTTGCCTCTTTCTCCTCACATTTGCGCATTTTCATTACCTTTTTGACTATATCTTCTGTTGCTTGGAAACCCTTTGCTTTCATGTCGAAATCATCTGGAACGGCAAGTGATTCGGACAATTCCTTTTCTTCATTTTGCAAGGTTTCACACAAGACATTTATTCTATTGAATATGTCTTCCGGTATAGGCAAATACAACCAGCCTGAACCATATTCATATCCATGACTGATATACAAACCTCTAATAGCCAAGAACAAATCCTTAACATATAAATCATTTTCGTTATTATTTAATCTTTTAGAAGTTAATCCGAGAATATAGAGTATTGGATTGCCGTTCATACGTTTATTAATCAAATTCCTTAATGTCGGCATATACTCAGGTGACACTTGATAAAACTTACACATGATATCAAATGAAGTGCTATCAAATTGTTTGCGAAAGTGCTCATCATACCCGGAAAACAGTTTGACAAACCCTTCAAAATCCTGTTTGTATTGCTCTCCATGAAGATATGTTTCTTGGTCTTTGGTACCACTGCCCATACCACATAAGTGATATTTGTTCCAGAAATCAAGCAATTCTTTTTGCGCTGGTGTTCTTGGAATTATGCTGTTATAGCATTGACCACAACTCGAACCACCTTCTCCGCATACAGATACCTCATAGTGCTCTGTAAACTCTTCAAGAGTGTCAAAACGCTTTCTTGTGCAAGGCTCCATTTCACGAACTTCAAATTCAATAGTCCAGCGATTCATGTTATTATCACGAATTGTGACTGAACGGCTATACACTTTAGTTTTCATGGTTGCTATTTGTTTAATTCGTTAATAATCTGCTCTATAAAAATCCTGGATACTGGTATTTTTTCTGAATACATTACACCAAAACTTTGCCGACGATATTCAAAAACAATAGGTTGTTTTTTGATGTGCTTTCTAATTTTGCATTCAATGCACCAACCCATTCTCTTGCTGGTTTAGATTTTAGGAATTTCAAGATAATCGTGATAGATTTTTCCCAGTCATAAAACTCAGGATTCCAAGGATTGCTTATCATATCCGAGAAACGGATAACAAAGCAGTGTTTGCTTATCCGCTGCATCGGTTTATTTTTGGCTACTTTCAACATGGCGGAAGAAATAGCTTCCACCAATGTGTTTTCCATTTCACTCTTCTTTTGTTCAAGCAGGACAAGCTCTTGTTCAATTTGTTTGATTGATTTATCCATATATATAATTATGAGAAGTTTTTTACTATTACTCCGAGCGAGTCAAATTTCACGCCCAGTTCATCATGTGCTTTATTTGAACCACATCCACATTCTCCGACTTTCTCTCCGGAGCCACATTCACATAGGTCAATCCCCCAATTATTTACGCAATGGTCGCAACAAAATGAATCTGGGATTGTATGAGCTTGCGATATATCCAATTTTAATCTATCAAATGTTTCTTGATACATACTATTGGATGCCCCGTTATCATATACGATTGTAATTGCACCGCATACGCATTTTTGTATATGTGTTATTATCATATTGATTGCTCTTTGTACCATTGAATTTCATGCTCATTTGCCTCTCGGTACAACATATACACACCTCCAAGAGTGGAGTTGTAAATTAGTGTATAACCATCTTTCTGATGAATGGAGTCTGTTCCATTATTTATCCATCGTGGTTCTTCATCACGAATGTCGTCTTCTGACCACTCATCACTGTCCCAGTCTTTCAAATAATCAATTACAGCTTCTCCATTTGCATCGGTAAAAACAGTGCCATACCCTGTACCATCATATAATTTATCGCATTCGGTTTGCATTTCTCCAAACTGAACATCAATAATTATTCGATATAATTTTTCATTTTTGTTATTCTCAAATTTACTTGCCATAATTAATCTTCATTTTCTTGTTTTTTGTTATTGAATAGTTTTCAAATTGCGTCCATAGTTCTATATTTTGAGCTTTTAACTTTCATTAGTTGCTAAAAAGGAAATGCGCAACTTGGCATAGGAACCAAATTGCGCACTGAACAACAATTATGACCAATCCATTTGTAGTGTTCCGGGAATCGAACCCGAAATTACTACCATAACACTTATTGATGTTTATTATACACTTCCATCTTTGCAAAGTCATCCATATTGTTCCACCACTCCATAAAATCATTAGTGGCAGCGTAACAATCTATATCTTCGTCTCCATCCTCATCATGGTATATGTATTTATCCTTATTCAAACCAGCTACGAGGAATAGATTGTCGTAGTCGCCTGACAAATCTTCTGCCCAATCATTAGCCTGTTGAACATCATCATTCGATACCCCTTTCTCTAAATGTTGTTCGTCTTTATATGACAGCCATCCACATACCGTATCAAAGTCATGCCAAAATAAATCATTTATTGCTGTATCAGACCAACCGTCCTCTGGCTCAATATCTATCAGTATTTGTTCTATTGTGTCCAATTGTTCCACAGTAAGCAATTTTGCTCTATCTACTGCTCCACTCCAAAACTTGAAGTTACTGAGACTGTCTTCTACATAATATTTCATGCCATCATTCCTTTTTATTTATTTCATCCAATATTCGTTGCATTTTAGCCCTTACACCGGATGGAGAATCTATAAATCCCCAACCTTTAGAGATTTCCTCATCAGAAAAGCCAGTCAGATAGTATTGAAGGCCCACTCTTAATGCTTCTATAACATAAACGCTTGCAAGCGGACTTCCATCCAAATTGCAAGCGTTTACTATTTTCTGTTCATTTGTCATTGCATTTTCTTGATTAATTGATTAGCTACATATCCTACATTCTTTTTATATGTTTCCCATACCTCGTCATCATTTTTGTCTTTCATGGATTCACAACCACAATCATGATAAAATTCACGCAATTGATCGTAATACACCAAAAGATTTCCGTACTGAACGATATTGAAATCTGGCTCATGAGGGAAATTCTCTATATATCGCTTAATTTCACTCAGACTTTCTTTTTTGGTGTTGCACATGGACAATAATTGATGTTCGATATGAGGAAAAACCTTATAGAGTACACATTCAGGATTTGTATTGAGAATTTGTATTATCATAAAGTCTTTTCGTTCATATCCGGAATCAATAATCCACGGATTTTCCAAGAGCAAATTCTCAATCGCTTCAACTTCGTCTTTTCCTTTTGCACGACCAAGAACCTGACAGTTGTCTATACTATCTCCATTAGGGGCTTGACAAAAACCTCCCAATGTATAAATTAGATATTCGTTCATAATGATTCTTCAGTTATTTTGAGAGTTTTCATCAAGGCATCTACCTCTCTTTGTTGTTTGTCAATATATTCAATTGCAGATTTTACAGCATCTTCCGCTGTATCTCCGTAGAAGTCGTGTTTTTTCGACCATTGCTGAATAGATGTGTGATTGTTACAAATCTTCACTATCCATCCACTTTTACGTTCTTTTTTGATTCTCACCACCTTTTTAATAAGGTATCCATTTTTGAAAATAGAATTATGAGCACTTAAAAAATTACGCCGTATCATATCATCGAATTTTTCCTTAGATATAGGTCTGATGACAGATAAGCGACAATTATCTAACTCCATCTGGGTTGGATTCTCCGGAAGAAAATAAGTATCTGTCTCGAAATCCGGCAATCTCCTTAAAGTCAAGGAGTATTTTTCTAACATTGCTACAATATCCATAATTGAAATTTTTATATGTTTACGCCGCTTCTTTAAGTCGATGCTCAGATATTACTTCCTCTATCAGCTCATCTGCCTCCATGTAATACCCCCAACACGAATCAACTTCTTCCCAATCAAAACCTTCTTCATCTTCACGTTCTATATCATGGTATTTCTTAGTGTATGACACTTTCTTTTCCAGGACAAAACCTTTCACATCCCCCCACATCCACATACCGATACATTCAACTTCTCCATCAATCAATACGTTAATTTTTGTTTTCCAATCGGTAGTATCAGTGCTAACCATTTCTGCGTATCGTTCCTTTGTGCAGAAAGCCACACCTTCAATATGGTCCCCCTGACTATATCCTGTGGTGGACCATTCTTTGACAAATATGTCTTTTCCCAAGTCGGAAAGAATTTGAACCAATTCGTTACACTCTAAACTCTCAACAAAATCGTTCGTGCAATCATACGAAAGATCTGAAGGCGATACGCTGAGGATTTCTTGGTAATCTTTATTCTTAGCGTATCGTGAATTGTCATGCCATTCCAGATACCACATGTTCGCACTTCTGTCATATCGCATGCGATAACCGTCCAGTTTGCCCTTTTTGAAATAATTCAGTAGGTCTTTCCATTTTACATGATCGCCAATAAGCCGATGAAGTGCATCTACAAGTGAATGATTTTTATCGCCGTATTTTCCAAAGACCTCCTTCCAATTACACGCATCGGATAAGCGTGTTATACTTCCATATTCCCACAGGAAACACGCTGCCATATCCCAATCTGTACAAGGACACATAGCATCTATGTCGTAATATATTTTGATGCGATAATTGCCTATTTCTTTTGCTTTTATCAATCTGTTTTCCATAATGAATGTTTTAAGTGTGTTTAGACCAACCATAGTTGGGTGTTAATTGAACTGCATAATTTTCTTGATAGCCGGTTTCTTTCCATCCATGAAAGACAATGCCCCCAACCAAACCGGATTTTCCATTGATATATTCACAAAACCCAAACTCATTATAGCCTGGATTATAGCTTACTTGAATATAATGGTCTGAAGACATCTGTCTATAACGGTGGAATCCTCTTAAAGCATCAACCAAAGAAGTGTCATTATGTACTTCACAATCACGAATCAATTGTTTTAGCTTGCTAATCGAAATATTGTTCAGCTTTACTTTTACCTTACATCTTTTAGGTAAGGTTTCATAATGTTTTTCCCATTCTTTAACAGCAGGAATCACATAATCACGAACCGCTTCTTTTGCCTGATCCAGTGATACTTCGGAAATTTTGTCTTTCTCTATAATAAAAATATGGTCATTTGGGTACATGTTCAAATAGGCATCAAATCCATTGTCTCCTTGTACATAATTAAGCCGGACAGATTCATTGTTAAAAAAACAGTCTTTATATTCGCCTAACTTCAGCAAGTAAGTATGGGAGGTGCCGACCATCCATATCATCGGAAATTGACACGCTTCTGCTTTTTCAATATATTGCTTATCGTATTGCTCAAAGTCAGATTGAAAACTGGTCATAACTTCTGCTACGATGTCACTCATCTGTTTTATAATTGAATTATTCATGTTAAATTGATTTTATTGTTGTTTGTTAGGAATAGAAGAAAATAGCGTCTGGTGGAAAAAGTGACCGTATAATTTTAGTTAATTGATTTCATTACAAGAAATAAAGTAACTTGAGATGCACCTTATGAAATTCCAACCAAAATTTCCTGATTATTGGTGAAAATTTAGGGGAATGCCACATTAGCACTCCCCAAGACATACCTAAAATCACACCAACAATACTATCAGAACATATAAATATACACGGGGATAGCAATACCGTTCCGGTCAAATATATTATCAATGATTTCATTTTGAATATCTTGTTATCTTGTTGCCTGAGCACGAAAGTATCCTTGTCGCACGTCTGACCTTAATTCTTGTTTTCATTTTATGCTACTTTTACGTTTAAACCAAGTGCGTTAGCACATTCTTGTGCGCTGGCTGTACGGAACACCCAACCCTCGCCACCATTCAAGCGGCTATTATAAACTCCCTTAAATTGCTCTTTGAGAATTTTGCGCAAAGGCTTTGTCTCTCCGCGCAATACCCAACACTTGTCATTGTATTTTTCAAATGTCAATCCAAGTTTCTTGATTGCTTTTGTGTCCGTGATAGCTATCAAGGTGTCATTGTCTTTACTTTCTTTGGTTTCTTTTTGTGCCTCTGATTTTTGTTGCTTCTCTTGCTTTTTGAACTTTTCAGCCATTTCTTTGGCTCCGGCAGTCTTGTTGTTCTTGGATTTTGATTTCGGTTCCGGTTTTTGAGTCTCGTCAGAAGATACTTCGACCTCTACGACTACTCCGGTATTACCTGATTTGATTTCTGCTACTCTGGTGTCAAAAGCCTCTTTAACCTGACCGCAGATGTTATTTGCGACAGCTTTCAACTCATCAACAGTATCATATTTTGCGAATACGCTTGTGAAGTTACACTTCACTTCAATGTTTGTTGCCATATTTTTGAATTTTTGATTTTGAATATGAAAACGGCTGACACCAAGAGAGGCATCAGCCGTCAGACTTGAAAATATTGCAGACCATTATTCGTCTGCCAGCGGATCACGTGAATCAAGCTCATCCTCAATTAGGTCAATCTCATCGGATAAGTCCCTTACTCGATATTCATTCACTCCGGAACCTATTTCATCCAGATATTCATCACGTAACTTTTCCAACTCATTTGTTGTCATTTCTGCATAATTTGCCATAATATTGTTCCTGCTCCTTACAGGCGTTTTAATGAATTTTCATATCCTCTTCCGCTATGTCCTTTGCCGCTATCACTTCGGCGGCAATGTTCATCACAGAGTTCTCGTCAATACCGCATTGTCCGGCTATATCCGTAATCACTTCGGCATTAATAGGCTGCCATGCAACCATGGCGATGGCAATTGTTGCCAACGCCAATCCATTCTTGTTTGCCATATTCTCTTATTTTTATAATTAGTTCAGAATGATTCTTTTTTTGTTCGTTCTTTTGTTTATCACCATCGCCAAAGCACATTCGACATTGTGTTTCAGGCACAGATTGTATGCTTCAACAACGCTTTTTGATGTTGGCACCAGTGCTCCATTGTACAAGATATAATACTTGACCACTTTCTTGCCTTTGGCATTGGTGGTTTCATCTTGTACCACCTTCTTGATTTGAGAATTTACGACAGCAATAGTATCGTTTTTCACTTCTGATTGGGCATACGCCGTCATGCTCCCGACAAATAGGGCGAGAGCCAAAATAATTCGTTTCATTTTTATTGGATTTAAATTGTTGTTATCTCTGTTTTGAGTTTAACACCAGCCGGCAAGTGGATTTGGATTATCAGCACCACAAGCGATTGCGCCTCTTAGGTCGATAATACTCATTTTGATGTTATCACGAAGTTCGCTCAATTCCATCACTTTCTCCATGATTTTAGGAGTCTGGGGCATACATTTAAGTGAGTGAATTTCTTTGTTGACTTGTGTTAGTTGCAAACACAAATCACTCAGTATATGAGAATTTGTCATTGCCTCTGATTTTATGGTTATCTTTTCTCCATTCTTGCGCCATTCGCCAACTTTGTTGAAAAACTCATTTTGGCTCCACATTTACGAGAAGGTCTTTTTCCTTTGGCTGCATAGAAAATCTCTTCTGCGCTCATCATATAGACAGGCTTGGAAGTGTCACGACATTCAAATTCGGACATGTTTTTATTGTTGTCAGGATGTAAGATAGTCACACGCTTTCCCCTTACAATATAGTACGCTTTGAATCGGGTATCTCTCCCGTATTGCATTTGCACTTTGACTTCCACGTCTAAACTTCTGCCACGAATGCACCAGAAATTACCAATCTTTCCGATGGTAACTTCACGACGATTTATACTGCACCGTCCGATAAATTCAATGTCATCACGATTGAAATCTTTGTTCGCAATATGCGCCTCATTCAAACGCATAATTCCCACGCTATAAGCGTTTAGCTCCGATTTAGGCATGGAGATTCCTTTGATGATTTTTGCTCTCATTTTAATATGTTTTAATTAGTTGACGCTAAAGGGGCTCGAACCCTTTGCACACCTATGGCTTGCGCATCGCCACGAATGTTGCGCCAGAAATAACGGTTGGTATTAACAACGCCACCGATTTTTGACGTTGCTCCATCAGATATTATAACCCCGTCATCCGGTTCACGGGTACCACATACCCCGATAGTGGAACAAGTATTCATTCACGAGGACACCAATTTAAGCCCGGTGCTTTGGGCATAAAAACATCTTTATTTATTACTCAAAGCCTCTTCCTCTTCCACAGAGCCACACCAACAGTCCAGAAAGAAGTTTTCTTGCTCTTCTGTGGGTGCATTTGCATTCACATTGTATGTTGCACAATATGCCTTCCAACTTGCATCTGGCTCAGGTATGTTATTATTGCAGCCAGAGAAAAATGATACAGTAAAAACCATTATGGAGAAAATAATCGCTTTCATTTTGCTTTGATTTTTAGAATTAATACTTAGTGAGTGGGGAAGGCTCGAACTTCCACAATGCCGCCATGTTCACCCGAACCATTTCTCAGAATTGCACCAGGTCTTTTTTGATTTCGATAACCTTGCGCACTACATTCCCGTTTGTGTCTTTGTCAAAGCGTACAATATACACGTGTTCCAAGCTTTCCCAATCCAAGTCACTAAGCACACTCTTTTCGTTTTCCTTTTCAAAGTTGCTTTTTTGTTTCAGACCTTTGAGGATAGTTGCAACGCTCCATTTGTTGTCCGCTATCGGGGTAAGCATATAACGGCTGATTGGCTTGCCGTCCACCTTTTCAGCTTCTTCTTTCGTGAACACCCGGAAGAAAGTTTCCATATCACGCAGGCCCATACGCTCTACATCCTCAGCGCATGGTTGATACTTTGCAGGCACATTCCTGAATACGAAGGCACGTGTTCCCTTATCCTCAACATTTTTCATGCCTTCGTGCCAACCGTCCATAAGCAACGCCGGAGTATAGCCTTTCTTCTTGTTGTTTTTCTCAAAGCGTTTCACCCCATGCGCATTCATCCAAGACTCCACAGTAAGCCCATTGCAGTCGGGCAACTGTTTTGTGTACAGCCCATCAAATTGTTTCAAGACTTGTGATAACTGTGACGTAAGGTCAAGAATACCACGTGCGCCCTTGTTCTCTTGTGCTTTTGTAATTGTTACTTGAGTTGACATAACGATATAGTAACCCCACACGTGAGCGGTTACAACTGCTTTAAAATGAATAAATTGATTGAATTGTGGGTACGGGAACGCATTGCAGTCCCCAGCGCCGCTTTTAGTACGGACTTACCCTATAAAGTGTTTTTGAATTGTCAATTCATTACAACGGGTGCAACTTGTGCTCCTGCACCTAACACAGACACGCCAACCCAGTGGTTACATCAGGTGCGCTTCGCTTGTGCTGCCTTACACGTACTTGCGCAATGTATTTTGAACATTCCATGTATTTTTGCGTTGAATAACGGTCCCAATAGCGGGAACCTGTGGGCGTACTTTGCCCACGCACAGGCATATCAATCCCATGACTTGCACTACAACCTTATTGTGCCTTGTACCTCTCACATACTCTATCTACTTACATTCCGTACCTATTGCCTAACATAGTTAAGCCGAATTTTTGTGCATAACACAAAAGCGGTATTTATTGAAACGCTTTCAAACGGATAAATAAATTATCTAAAATCTTACACGCTTGTAAGAAGTGTAAGAGTTGTTATCGGTGTTATCCGTTGTTCAAATCTTACACCCCAATATTGAAGTGGTTTTTGGACGGTTACAACAGTGAATGAGAATTTTTTTTGAAAAAGTGATTTTATTATATTATATAATGTATAATGTAGCTTGTTTTATTTGTAAGTTATTGATAGTCAGCTAAATGCAATAAGATTTTTTTTCTTATAAAAAAATTGTTTGAAGAGTGTTTTTGAGATACTGAAAAGGCTTGAAAAAGGTTTAGGGTTGTTTTATTGTTAAAATAGTGTTAAAATAAGGGGTTCTACATATATATAAAACTTGTTTCACTTATTTTCAAAAGTGAAACAAAACAATACAATATTATAAATTGATTGAAAATCAATGCAATATGATATATGTTTAATAATAAACGTATTTTAACACATTAATAGCTGGTTTATAGTAAAAAAAATATGTTTCACTTATTATAAAAGTGAAACAAAAATGGGTGAATATGTATGCTAACTATATGAAAATAAATAAAATAACTGGGAGGGTGTCTTTCTTGCTCTTCAAGGCAGATGTAAATTTTCCCCGATTTTCAAATTTCAATTTTCAGACATATTTTACCAATATCAAGAGATAACATCAGCTCCACAAAATATCATAATACTAAAAAACTTTATGAAAAATCTCATTACTAAATTTGAAATATTGTCTTTTATTTGATTTTCAGCACTTTATGTGTTTTAGCCTATTTCTATCAAACAAAGAGATTTCCGAATCTTTGTTTTGCTGGTTGTTATTGGCTGCGATTATTTGCCCAGAAACCTCATTTCTTTTACTTCTACGGCATTTTATTCGTTGAAACGCATATTTGTATGTCGAATGAAAGATGGTCGCTAAAAATGGCCTTAAAATACGTTTTTTTGAAATTTGCTTTAATAACCAGAAATTTTTCACCATGATTATTCAGCTGTAAATTTTCTCATTTTCTATTCCGACACTAATTTTTCTAAAATATTTCTGATATTGAAAATCGCCTGTTGTGCAAACTCCAAATTTTTCCCGGTCCAAATTTCAAATTCGATTTTTAGTGTGCGATAGCGGTACGATGAAGGGCGGGGGCTAAATGGGGGTGGGATGAGGGCAGGTGCGTAAGCACAGGGGAATTTTTGCGGAGCAAAAAGGCGTAAGCCCAACAGCAGTTTAATAAAAAGTCTGAGAGTTGAATTGATATTTGAAAAACAACTTTTTTAAATAAAAGCTGAGAATGAATCCCAAATACAACTTAACCTCCCTTTTTAATAAGATCCTGAAACATTATCACCGAGTCTTTAACCTAAAATGCGTAAAAGCCTTTTATAATAATCCTGAAACATAGGAACGCAAATAAATACGCCTTTTTGCGCACACGCGCACGCACGCCAGCTTCGACCGAAATTTTTTCTTCGACTTTAGGAGAAGAAAAAATGTAGGGAGGAGCTGTTTTTCTATCTCCTTTTTTTCTTTTATTTATTTTCTTTTTTTCTTTAAGAGATCCAAGAGATTTTTCTTTTTTTCTTTTTTTCTTTTCTTTGTTTCCTCTTTCTTTTTGCTGGTCAGTCCGTGCAGATGCAAAAAAATGCGCCGAACTTCACAGCCCAGCGCATTTACCAAAATCCAAAATTATTTGCTTTATCCATGTATTAATAGTTTCATCATCACAGAAACCTCAATTTTTATTCTACCATGACCTCTTTCCCATACACTAATGCGGTTTGAAGTTCCGTCAAACATCCTTTTGACTTCTGCCAGTTCTTGCAGAGATAAATTACATCACAATCAAGCAATGCCTCTATGCACTTTCCCATTGCTACATTGTATGGGGTGTTTAGTGACTGTACCACATCGAATGGTGTTATGACATCATAGTCTTTTTGGAACAAGTTTGTAGCAACCACAAATGCGTGATTACGTTGGTCGTTATAATTCTCACCGGTTATAGGAATTGAAACATAAACTTTCTTCATTATCACAATTTTTAAATCACATTGCTGTTATCACGTCTTTATTTACGTCGTTTGTTTGCTCTACGTTCTTTACGATTAAGTTTTCTAACCTCTTCAATTCTCACTATCGCATCTTGCTTGGGGAAATCAAAAAGGGTATCAGTATGTTTGATTGGCGATGCAGCCAAGACTGCGCTAATTAAAATTTGACTTATCATAATTTTTATCTATTTTGTTTGCCGGTAGCCATGAAAACTGCCATTGATGGTTTGAAGAAAAACATTGGGTAATTTGGTCAAGGTCAAAAAATACTGCATTGAAATTGTCTATTTTCAAGAATTTGTGTACTGAGCCATCTTCAGTATGACAATGCAAATAAATGCTTGACCCCTGTTCTGGATAACATGAGAATGTATTCCAGTCCAACGCTGTCAGATATTCCCTGAAACTCATGTCAATCGAACTTGAACTTATGGTCAGGAACAATTAAACCTTGTTGCTGTTTCCAGCCTTTCTCTTTCTTCAACTTGTTGAATTTTTCAATCAAATCAATCATAACGTTGTCACTTACATGACCAAGATGGAAATATACACATCCGTCTATGTTCCGGCAGTCCTTGACAGTCTTTTCAGGGCATTTTACAACAAGTTTACCATTTTCCATGATTGGTTGGAAACCGTAGTCGGATAATTTAGAATCCAGTGCGACTACTGTTAGGTTCTTAAATTTTTGATACTCAAAATGAATAGGTCTGCTCATATATTAAACATTTAAAAACAATAACTGCTCTAATCAATTAATCATATTCCTCCTCTTCAGCCAAATCGTGGCCCGGCTCAAGAACATGGTTATCGTATGCGTTTTTTATATCATCTTTAGTGAGGTTCATGATGTTTGTTTTTCGGGTAGCCTTGCGTATTCTTGTATATATGCCGGAATCTTCTCCCTCCACTAAGTCATTAAGATGTTGAATTGCTGTATAATTGAGTTTGCGTATTCTGCCGGCTCCACGTTGCCCATTTGGGGCTTCTTGTAACAATCCTACTTTCCGTAGGGAATATAAACAGGAACTTACTGTAGGTGTTGAGATTTTGATTTTAGTGGCAAGCTCTTTGACTGATGATGCGCATTCTCCATATTCATTAGTCTCTTCAAGAATAGTGGACACAATCATTAGTTCATTGTGTGTCAAATAGTATATTAATACTTTTGGAATAGGAAGCACCATTCCATTAAAGACCAGCTCGTTTTCCACTGAAGCCAGCACTTGATATTTTACTTTTGGCAAGACAATCCCTGTCTTTAATTGCTTCGGATCAATTTTGATAATAATTGGTTCCGGTTTTGCGAGTATTGCTTTTTGTGGTATTCGTTTCATGCCATGTCATTATTCATGACACTGCTTTTAATCACGTCAGGATATATCCTCATATATAATTAGTTGCAAAGCTATTAAAAAATAAAATTCGGTCAAAATAATCCGTATTATTTGAGTTGGATTTAAGTTTTAATCGTACTTTTGTCAGTTTCTAATTTCAATAATATGAAAACATTAGACCAAATAATCAGATATACATCTCAATGCAGGTTCCCGGATGATGACTGGCAGAAGGTACTTGCTTATTGTCGTGAGCGTTTTAAAGGGGGTAAAATACATAAGGCCTTATCTCCGATATCTGAATCATCGTATGACCAATTTGTTAACTGGCTTGATTCAGGATTCGGTTCCGGGGATTTGGTCAGCTATGGTACAACAATGGGGGTAATAGGTGATTGTACGCCTGAAATCACAACTCTTATCGCATATTGCGACTATGAAGGAAATCTTATAGCCAAGAAAATGAATGTTCAAGATGCTTTAAGGTTAAAACGTCTTGATGATGAAAGAAGCAGGGAGTTGAAAAAGAAAATTTATGAGCGTGGTTTTGATATAGTTGCAAGAAATGCGAAATTGTCCGAACTGTACATCCCTAAGAAAAATTTCTACGTTATTTTAAATGATGGTGAATATGGAAATTTAAGTGTCGGAATATATTTAGAATCAAAAGGTTGTTCGCATCATTTTTCTGCTTTCTTAAATAAGAATGGCAAACTTGAAATGGATTGTTGGATAGATATTGAGTGTACACCATTTAGGCCGGCTACTGAGAAAGATATTCAAAGATTGCATCAGGCTACTTCTAATGCCGGATGGTCTTTTAACGGAAGGACCAATACATTTATTAAAATGCCTAAGCGTGGACACAATAATGTTTATTGGTATATGAATGATCGGTTTGAAATAGTGTTGGATAAAGATAACGGTTCCAAGAAACATACAGAACGATATGATGCCGGAAATTATTTTCTTGACAATACTGAAGCACTGCTGTTCATGAAGGAAGTTAGAAATATAAGAAATGGAGGAGTTTGATTTCCTCCTCCATTCTTATTTTATTATAAGTCTATAGGTTTGAATGTTGACTGAAGCGCCACATCATACCAGTAATCTTCCGCTTTTTGTATTGGTATCTCCGCCGCTATGGACTTCTGTTTGTTTACTTTATTCCATTCTTGCACTTTGTTTTGAGAGAAAGTGTACATGCCTATCGGACATTGCCTTAAAATAGCTTTCTCATTAAAGCAACTGAATATCTCCGCTTCTTCAACATATAAATGTTCTTTGTATTTTTGCTTGAACAGAATCCAATTATCCACTTGGTATTTATTATAGAATAATGCCCAACAATACATGGCAACTTCCATATCTGTGAGTTTATCCCATCCATTATTTACATCATCTTCTGCAAGCATAATGATTTGACGAAGATATGTTCTATTTGCTTGTGCCTGTTTACGTGAAATTTCATATTTCTGTAAAATATCAGGAACAACCCCACACAGGTTCATTACCCCATCTTTAGTAATTGTGTAATCACCATCTGTTTCAGGAAATTTAAAAATGCGATGAAGTCTCTTATGGTCATACGCATTTACTTTGCGGATAGAATATGCCTTCCCCCATATACGTACTTGTTTATAATTAGATGCAGCATCATTAAAATCAGATTCTATATCAATTACAAGCCTGTCAAGTATTTTTTTAGGAATTTTGAATCCCCACATATCATTAGGGGTAAATTCATCACCACATTCTTCCGCATCAGTTTGAAATGTTTCAAAAAGACAACTGAGTGCATACGCAGCGTGCAACATATAAGGCTGATCGCTAATTTCCCAAGGTTCGTGCATTAAGATGTCTAAATCTGAAGCACTGTAAGATTGATATTCATTCATCGTCTGGAAGTATTGAATTAATGGATTGAAGTAAGTCGGCAGAATAAGGAGAATTGTTTGTAATCATATTCATTACATTCAATTTTAGAATACGATAAATGGCGGTACCAATAGGATTATTTGGCTGGTGCATGCAGGAAAAGACGGCTTGCGCTATATTGTCCGAATTTCCATGTGTTACGGCTCCACACTGTCCTTCTTTGTGGGAAATGATAAATATATCAGCATCTTTTCCCATGATTTTTTTAGCTTCTCGAAGCAAATCGTTTGTTTTTGTCTCCATAATTTTGGATTATTGATTAACACTGCTCTCATCATTTAATATATCTTTTTGGTTGATGAAGAATCCACAATGTTCATCACCAATTTTCCATTTTGGAGGAATCGAATTATATGGTCCCGTTCCGTCATTTTCTTGCTCTGTATTATATCTGAAACAATGATATCTATCTAAACAAGCGCGAGCATTACATATTTTGTTCGTTCTTTTTAATTGTCGGTATGCCTTTAAAGTGATTTCAATCACAGTAGGACGAAATTTATCCAAGAAACGGTCTGGTATGGTTCCTATAGTCCATATATCGTTTGATTGAAGCAAGGATTTGTCTGGGCGCATAAAATAGCGCATTTTACCTTTGCCTCCTAAAATAAGGGTTTTATCCTTTTTATTGGCTACTGGATGTATTCTCAAACACTTGTTACTAATCACTTCAAGATATTTAGGAGGATAATCAATTATATCTTGCCAAAATGCACATTCATAACAGATTTTTTTCTGTTTCATTATGCGGCTTATATGATTTTGAGAATCATATCCATGCAAAAGCATTTTTATTCCGCAGCATTTGCAATATCCAATATGATTAAATAATTTCCGATACATACCTTTATATTTCTATAGAGTTAAAGATGCTGGAAATCTCATCGTCACGTATTCCCAAATATATCATAGTTGTATCTAAGCTTGCGTGTTTAAAAATACGATTTAGATATATCAATGATTTCTCAGTCCTTCCACTTTTTTCATATACATATCTGCCGAATGTCTTTCTAAAGGTGTGTGTGCTGAAATTATCTATGTCAAGTTCATATTGAATTGCCCACTGCTTTAATGTTCGATTAATATATTGTATAGATACCGGTTTATTTTCATTTCCTTTTTTATTGGCTAAAATAAAATCGCGTTTATCCGGTTTTCCCATTCGTTCATATAAAGTTGTGAAATGGTCAGAAGCATTTTGGCCAATTGGTATGACATGGGTTTTACCTGTTTTTTTAGCCATAGTAATGACTTTCCGTTGATTAAGGATGTCATTCCATTTTAACTTGCATACATCAGAGAAACGCAATCCGGTACAGAAGGACAATATGCAATAGCAGGCCCACCAATATTTTTTTTCATTTATTAGTGACTGTACAAGTTTCTGATAATCACTATATGGCAAATAATCTGCCGTTGTTATACTTCCCTTTTGGCTCATAATTTTATTATTTTGGAATTTGGTAATGCAAAACTATCGTTAAAAACTGGAATAAACAAAATATTTTTATTGTTTCACTTTCTAATAAAAGTTAAACAATTTATATGTATCTGGTAATCAATTGAATATATGTTATTTATGTTTCACTTTTTATAATCAATCATGTAATGAATGGAATTTATATACATTATATAATATAAAAAGGAGCGCATTGTAAAAACAACACGCCCCTTGGGACCACCGTCCTATCATGTAGTTAAGAGTTTACTTAGTGCCGGTATGTCCAAATCCACCTTCTCCACGTTCGGTTTTGGACAATTCCGTAACAACTTCAAACGGTTCGTTACAATAATGGCTAATTACCATTTGGGCAATCTTTGTACCTTCTTTTACTATAAAGGGGATGGATTCATAACTTTTTATAATTACTCCAACTACACCTCTATAACTTTCATCTATCGTGCCAATAATAACATCGGCATCAAATCTTTTTGGAGTATCCATATCTTCCAAAAGATACCCTTCAATTCCTTTTAAAGAAAATCCGCTACGAGGACGGATTTGAGCCTCTGTCTCGAATTTCAGTTCTATACTGATATCAAGTTTTATGAGGTTGCGTCCTGGATTGATCACAAAATTGCATGGAACATACAAATCATAACCAGCAGCACCTTTTTCAGCTCTTGTAGGCACTTTTGCGCCCGGTGATAACAATTTTACTTTCATCTTGTTTATTATTAATAGTATAGCTTGATTTATTTACTCAATGTTGTAAGATATTCGCTTTCTAACATTACAGATGATTTGAGCATTTTCCTGGTACTATAGATTTTTCTATCCTCGCCAATCTCTGCATCAAAATCAAATAAGGTTAGTTTACCAATATCATCCGGCTCAATTTGAAAGTCGGATGGAACAGCTCTCCAATATCTTTTATTTACTGATATTATTTCTCCATAAGCAGCCTTAATAAGTGATTGCCTAAGTGTTCCAGTAAGTGTTGCCGCTTCACTGATTGACTTAAAGATTGCAACCAAAATATACGTTGCGTCAAAGGCAACAATCGTTGTAGGATTGTTATTTGGTTCCTGCTTCGTCATTTTTTCTTTCGTTTATGATTTCATTAAGAACTTCGGATGGCAATCTTTGAGCTGCCATACTATAGAGAAAGCCATTGCTGTATGCCACTCCGTATGATATGGCATCTGTAATAATACTATTGAAATATGCACACATTTCGGGATTTGCAAAAGCAAGAAATATAAAAGCCAATTCTGCTGCTACCAAAATATGTCCATTTGTATTCTGGTAGAACAATTCTGATGTCTTTTTTTGTGATGCTTTGATTAATGGCTCTATAAAATGCTTGTTAGTGCGCATAAACACCTTATAGTCTATGTATTGAATATGATTCTCTTCAAAGTAAGTTGTATAATCAAACACAGCCTTGTCCTCTCCCATAAATCCAAAGTATAATCCTTGTATTTCTGGAAGTAGAATCTCCGTCGTTTTAAGCTCTTTAATAAGTGTAGTTGTTTTATAATCCATTTTTATTCTTGTGTAAGTTTCTCTTCAAATACATCCATAATGTTTGTTTCTGATATGCTGGCAATTTTGAAATCAGCCATTGTGCTTTTCATGCCATCCATGAAGTTTTCAAGTGCATTATGGAAATCAGAAGCCTGTACCAACATATAATTTGCAGTTTGTTTTTCAATGCCACTTTTTTCATCAAGCGTGATGAAAAGAACTTTAACCTTATACCATCTATCTCCTCTTTCATCATAAAAGATTTCAGATATGTTTGTTTTCTTAACTGCTGAAACCGTAAATTCACTGGATATGTACGGTTTAACTTCTTCGATTATGCGTGCCTCAGCTTCTGTAAAAGACAATGCGTTTACAATATTTGTTTCAGTAACGCTTTTTAAAGCTCCATCTTCCATTACTTTATTGTAACGGATTTTTGTTTCTATCCAAAATGACATAATTTTGTTGTTTTTAAGTTGTTAATATTCTGTTATTTGATTTCGTCAAGATTGATATATAATGCCTCTTCAGGAATTTTACATGAATCAATAGTTTTTGGATATTTGATTAATCCCCAATTACGTTCAGAATATACCTTAAACTTATATGTGTCATAACTACTGCCAATTTTGACACATATATTACAATCCTCTTTTGGTGGATTAGTCCTTAAATTTTTCCAGTTTTCCATGATTGCATTATTTAAATCGGTGTACTTCATTGTATAATAGTATATGGTGTACATTAAGTATATGAAAAGTGAAACATGGTTTGTTGTAACCTATTGAATATCAGAGGTGATTTTCTTTGTTTTTTATTTTTGGAGCAGTATATCTTATAAAATTTTGGTGTTCAGTGTTTTTGTGAGTTGCTGTACAGCGCATCTATTAACAATAAAAATAATGATATGCGTAAACGAACAGCAAATAATTCAAATGGCAATTTCTTTACCGATGAAGCTCTTGTAGCGAGCTATAACATTGTTAAAAAAACAATTGTTGAATACACTGATGAATTAACCAGAAGATGCCGATATAAGAGTGTAGTAAGTCAAGTGGATGATGGTGTCGTTATGGATGATCGTTCCAGACTGATAGACATGTATGATTCTTGTTATATACAAAATGCACATCTTCAAGGGACAATTGCCACTCTTTTTTCACAGTTAATTGGTAAGCGGTATATGTTTGCCAAAGAAGATAAAGATGGCAAATGGATTAGGGATCCAAAACAATCCAGAATCTGTCAAGGCTCACAATTTGAAAAGATAATTAGGGCTATTGTTGAATCGGAACTTTATGGTTATTCGCTTATTGAGATTATGCCGGAATTGGATTCTGAAACCGGTTTACTTAAAGAAGTGAACAGCATTGAAAGACGATGCGTATTGCCTGACCAGCGTCGTTTCGTACAGCATTGGGGGCAATGGACACCAGGTTGGGATTTGGATTCTGAACAATATAAACATAATTATATCCTTGTGAATAACGGTGGATTTGGATTATTCGCAGCAACCACTCCTAATATTCTTGCCCAGAAATATACATTAAGTAATTGGGTTAATTTCAGCCACACTTATGGACAACCGATTATTCATGGAAAGACCGGTGCTGAAGACAATGAGTCAAGAAGTAGGTTGGCACGTAAAATTGCTTCAGCGGCCCAGAATAAAGTTCTTGTGACAGGTAAAGAGGATGAGATTGACATTAAAACCTTTACCATGTCGAACTCTGAAAAGATTTATGAGTCACTTGCGAATTATGTCAATAAAGAGAATGACAACTTAATATTAGGGTCTGAATCAATGGCTGGTGGTATGCAGTCTTATGTTGGTTCAACGAAAGCCCATGAGAACATATATCGTGCAAGAATCAATTCCTATCGTACAATAGTAGAGAATGTGATGAATGAGCAGGTGGTTCCGGTTCTCAGATATTGGGGGATAATTTCAGATGACGTGTATTTCAAGTACATGACCAAGGTCGAGATGTCAGACGAGAACAAAATCAAATTGTTCGATATGCTTACAAATAAATATGAAATTGATCCGGAAGAAATAAACAAGGAATGGGGTATCGAAGTCGGGCAGCAACGCAATTTTGAATCCAGTAATGGTAATGGGGGGATAGGTGATTGGGGAGATGATGATGAAGATGGTCATAGAATGAGTGATGAAGAATATTATAAGCGTTATGGACATCATCGGGATAAAGTAAATTTTCTGTCAGGGGTGCATTAAAAGGCGGATGCACCTCTAAACTTTCACAACGGGTAAAAGCTGCCATGACAACAGAACAACAAGCTCGTCATGATAGTGAATACCAGTCATTACAAGCCTTATTCATAGCTTTGCTAAGGTCTTTACGTGATGGAGATACAGAAGAATCTCTTTATGCTTTATGCGAACTCAAGACTGATTTTGCATTTAAACATGTGTTGGATGGACTTGGAGTGGAATATGATGAAGCCATTATATTGATACAAAGTGCCAATGATGATAATTTGACACAGTATGACAAGGAATTGAGAAACCGTTTGATAGCTGCCATTCAGAATCTTATTGATTTTTCTGTTTGTGAGGAATACCAACTTTATGATGAGGCTGTTGAAATGCTGGGGGACAGTGAATTGGATTTTAATTCGGAAGATTATGAAGATTTACTGGCAATATGTGAAAAATATAATGATACATACGCCTCCATTGAAAATAGCGATATTGAATATGCCGGGAAAATAGCTGCCATGTGGATAAGGATGTCTGCCAATGATTATGTTGTGTACTGGACTCAAAATGATGCTAAGGTCCGTCCGTGGCACATGGCATTGCAGGGATATGTTGCGCCAAGAGATGAATTCCCGTCATGGATGATACCTCCGATAGAATATAACTGCCGGTGTTTTCTTGAAATTCTTGAAGTTGCTTCTGTGAATGGAAAATTACATCAATTTAAAGGGGCGGCTAAAGACATTGAGAAGCCTCAAAAGATAAATAATGTTTATAGTGAGTCTTTGGCTAAATGTGGGAGGATTTTTGGACCGTCACATAATTACTTTATCATAAAGGAGGATGATAAGGAAATGCTTCAAGGCTTTGTAACAAAACTAAAAGAGAAGTACCATGTCTAAAGCTAAATTTGATCCAAGCAAATTTTCAACACGATTTGGAACTCTGTACTATGATGGCCAAAAAGCCAGCCAATATAGGATAAAACAATATAATAAATACGTTAAAGGGGCTGGCGGACGTATAACATCAGTTCCTAAACAATATAGCAAATATTTCACTTCAGGAACCAGTTTTACAACAAGGCAGGGGCATCTTCAATCGTGGGCAAAACCATTGACTTTAAGAGGTGGAGAAAATCCCAATTATAATTGGAGTAGAGTTAGTTATAGGGATTTCGATGGTGCCATAAAAAAAGGCTCTTCAAGTGGACGTTGGGGGGCAGATATCAACCAAGGGAAAAGAGGTACTCCAGGTTCAACAACAGTGCTTGCAGGAACAAAACAATGGATACGACAAATACAAATCAGTTTGCATCAGTTATATGTTAATGCAGAAAATTTTCGTGTTGTAGCTGGACAACGTGCCATAAAGGTATTTCAAAATTCATTCAAATATCAGCAATTTTACAATAACAGATCTCATAAATGGGCCTCATTATCTTCATATACTCTAAAAAAAAGAGCAAGGCGTGGTACTGGTAGTAAGATATTGAAAGAATATGGTGATTTATATAATTCAATAAAAATGGATGAACACGCGGGATTATATATGACTCGTGTATATACCGATGTTGTTCATGCCAATGCTTCACATCACAAAAAATATAGTATTTGTTATGCCGGATATCACAATGAGGGGAAGGGCACTTATGGAAGTGGGTGGAATGGGCATAAGCCCAAACCTTATATTCGCAGACAGTTTATGGGACATTCCAGTTATTTAAATCCATTTACAGACAATTTTATGAGAAAAATGATGAAGCTCTATTTATTTGATAACGTATTTCTTGTTAAACGGATATAAGCTATTATCAATAAAGATTATATTATGATTGTAGATAAAAAAAGCAAGCATATACTAAGTGGTAATAAGCAAAGTATATTGGCATCCATAGATAAAAAATCTGAAAATGAAATTATGGATACCCCCATTCAAATTGAGCCGAATGGACCAATAGATGTATTGAATACCATCAAAAAAATACTTCGTAAAGTTACATGGGAGTATGGAGTTGAGGGTAGTCCATTGATTTTCAAAACAGTGCAAATAGATGATGGACAATACGAACGGATTATATCTTCAAAAGGAAATCAAGAAGAAACGATGGGATTCCCAGCTGCTTTTGTTCATTTTATAAATTGGCACTATTTGGTTCAACAAGCGAGAATAAACGAAGGTCGTGCTGTTCTTAGGATTCGATTTATACTTAACAGTTTGAATGTTCATGAAGATGGGCATGATACGGATGTATATTATGTGGCAGAACGTATTCATCAAACAATTCAAGAGAATATAAGCCAATATGAATGTCTGCAAGAACGCTGTCAGTTGCAATATGTTGACCCTATGGAAAGTTTTGACCATGGTTTACAACCTTGTTGGATGACTTATGAAGTTTGGTTTAAACAAAAAAATATTTGGATTAATAGAAATAAAGTGTACAAGAAATTTGTTTGTCCTCCATTTACAAATCATGCAGACCAAGATAAATCTATTGAAGGAATAAATCCTGATGACCATACAAATCTGGATCATCCAATCACTTATGATGAGGCAACAGACTTCATGCAATAATTAATGTGTAATAGATTAATAATCAGTTGTATATAATAAGCTTTTAATATAGATATTTATTGTTGTATACTATTAGTAATAAATTGAAATACAATGGCAAAGCAACAAGAATTCAAATTTATTAAAGGTGCCTGTTGCGCTGGTATGCCGGCCGACATCTTTTTTTATACAGATGTAGATTACTGGAGTGTTGATAACTTTTTATGGGAGTTTGATTACCTCATCAATTATGTAAATCCCAGCAAAATTAGAATACATATAAACTCCGTGGGTGGAAGTGTCATTGAAGGCATGAGTGTATTCGCAAAAATTCAAGATTGTGCTATACCGACAGAATGTATTAATGATGCTTTGGCCGCTTCAATGGGGTCAATTATCTGGGCCGCTGGTGATGAATTGTATATGAAAGATTATGCGCTGCTTATGATTCATAATCCATTTTGTGATGTAAATGGAGAGAAACAATATGACCAAGCAACAGAGGCTTTTACATTGCAATTGAAAACGATTTACATGAAACGCTTCGGACTTAGCGAAGAAGATGTTGAAAATATTATGAATGGCAAAGATGGCGAAGATGGTACATTTTTAACAGCAACTCAAGCGATTGAAAGGGGATTTATTAAAGCAGATCATATCATTGAAACTCCTAAAGCTGTAAAAGATAAAATTAATGCTGCTTTAAAAAGCAGTAAAGATATAGCTCAAATCAAAGCTGTTTATGGATTAGTCTCACCTACGTTATCAACAACTACTATTAACAAACAGAATATCAACTCAATTTTAGAAACAATGGAAAAGAACGAAATCACAGTTTTCGCTGCTCTCCTTGGATTGACAGGAGAAAAGGCAACGTCCGAAAATGTTTCTGCAAAGATTAATGAACTGAAGGCAAAAGCTGACAAGACTGACGCTCTTCAGAAATCACTTGACGAGACAAAAGGTGAACTGACAAAAGTCAATGCGGAACTTACCGGTGCAAAAACTTCAATCAAGAATCTGAATGAAGATTTGGATAAGACAAAAGCGACCCTGAAAGTATATCAGGATGCAGAGGCAAAAGCCAAAGAAGAAAGAGTTGCGGCACTCATCGACAAGGCTATTGCAGAGTGTAAAATCAACAAGGAGGAACGTGAAGCCTATACCGCTATGGCTCAAAACAATTTTGAACTTGCTGAGAATGTATTGTCAAAAATTCCGGCACGTGACAATTTAGGACAAATCATTTCACAGGCAAATAAAAATAATGCAGAAAAAGGAGTTCAAACTGAACAGCAAAAGGTTTTTGCAAAGGTGGATGAGATTGTCGGAAAGGATTTTAAGTTCCGTACACTTGACTAAATGATAAATAACTAAATTTATAAAAGCAATGGCAACATTAAATTTTAATGCGGGCGAAAGCAATTATACCGGTGAGGTACTTGAAGATTTGCTTACCCTTACCGCGCAAGACAATGAGACTTATAAGGAGGGTTTGATTCATATCAAATCCGGTATTCAAAAGAAATACACTCTTCCGGGTGTAAGGCTTGGAAAGATTATCCAGGATCATAAGCCCACGCCTGATAATAGCAAAGGTGAATACGATTTCGCGGAGCGTTATCTGGAGCCGGAAGACTTTATGATTTATATTGAGTTCAACCCTCGTGACTTTGAAAAGTACTATACTCCGTTCCAGCCAAAGGGGAACCTTGTGTTCCGTGAGCTTGACCCGAAAGTACAGTCAACTATGATTCGTCTGTTGATGGAGCGTAGGGCTGAGTATATCAATCACGCTATTTGGTGTTCAGCTACATCGACAGAAAAAGCTAAGATTTCGAGTGCTGATGGCAAGGTAACTGCTGGAAATACTGAAATCGGAAGTGAAGACGCGGCCGGTCCTATGAAGTATTTCAACGGAGCGATTGCACGTATGCTGATGAATGCAGCAGCCGCAGCAACTACAGAAGATGCAAAGAGCGGTCAAATCAATGTCGCAGGCACAGGAACGTTTGCTGACGGAGAGGCTGTTGAAAAAGAGCTTTACGCTATGTGGAAGGCTACCGAGCCTAAGGTTCGCAAGAAAGCCGGTATGGTAATCCTGATGGACTACAAGTCTTGGGATGCTTACGACCAGTATTTGTCCTCAAAGACAGTGAAATACAGTGATAACCGTGATGAAAATGATCATCGTTTCCACGGCAAACGTATCATTCCTATGGTAGCACTTCCAGATGATACGATCATTATGGGATGCTTCACCACAGGAATTGACTCAAACCTTTGGATGGGTATTGACTACGCAAATGATGAGGAAGTTCTTCAAGTCGATAAGCTTCAGAACAACTCTGAATTGTATTTCTTCAAGATGCTCATCAAGATGGACGTAAACATTGTTCGACCGTCTGAGATTACTGCTCATATTCCATTTAAATATACAGTTGCAACAGGCGATTAAGGGGCGTGATAAACACGTCCCACTTTAAACTTTTTAATTATGGGTAGAACAAGTAAAAAAATCGAAAATACCACTGTAGAGGAAAAAGCTACTACTGTTGTTCAAGAAGAGAAAGAGGGAAGAAATGTTCTTGAAGAGCAAGCTGTAGAGAGTGCTCAGGAAAAGCAAGTTACACAGGATATTAATGCCTCTGAACAAATGCCTGAAATTTCTTCTGATAATGTAGAAGATGAGGAAGAAATTCCTCCTCATGTGGTAGAGTTGATGCGACTGTATTCTCATTATAAGGAAATTTGGGTTACATCATGTGGATTCGTACATCCAGCAGGTGTACCCAAGTATCTTTTAAAAGATGCAGTCCTTTACAAAAATAAATTTTATAACAAATAAAACTCTTTACAATGGCTACGAATACTAATTTAGGAGGTGTTTTTACTACTGATATTGATAGTAAAAAGACCAGTAATGTGTTTCTCAGCACAGAAAATGTCGTTGGTCTTATTTTTGATACCAGTATCGTTGGAGGGCTTGACAAAGCTCTTGGAACGGACACTGTAGCAGCTAAAGCTTTTGCAAATGGGAATGTTGTAGAGCTTAATACTTCAAAGGATTTGAAAGAAGCCGGTATTGACGAATCTGTTTTGGCAGGTGTCGCAAAATATCATCTTGATTGTTTTTTCAGTCTTGCAGGTGGTACACAACGCATCTTTGTTTCATTCATGAACAGTGATGAAGATACCGAATTTGAATCCGTTGAAAAAATGCAATTGGCATCCGGTGGTATTATTTATCAGATTGGAGTATGGACTGGAAAGCCTATTGCAACCAAAAACGATGATGATACTTATTCGGTTGAGGCGGGCAATATTTGCGCTAAACTTGAATCTGTTGCTGAAATCTTGGGTGGAAAGGTCGGCATCACCAACTATGAAGGTAATGCTCCATTAAACATTTTGCTTAATGCACCTATCGTAAATGGGGGTGTCGTGGATCTGAAAAAGCTCCCAGACCTCAGTGATATGAATTTTCCCAAAGTAACTGTACTTGTTGGACAAGCTCCTACCGATACGGTTCATCAGATTATGTATGATGTTAATCATGTCGATGATACTGCTGAATCATTTGCTCCTGTTGGATGTATTGGTGCGGCTATTGGGTGTTTGGCAGTTGCTCCGGCAAATGAAAGTATCGCTCATGTTAATGGCTTTAATCTTGCCGCAGTAATGCAAGATGCAGAACTTGGCTTTGGTAATATTGTTAAGGATGCCGACAATGACGCTTATGGCCCTGAATCTTCATTTACCAACATCAAAACAATTGGTTATACCAAACGTAACACTTATCTTCATAAGAAAGGCTATGTTTTCTTGACCAATTATGATGGACTGGAAAATAGCATTTTCTTCAGTAGCGACCAGACACTCAGTACAGGTGATTATCGTACAATCGCACGTTGCCGTGTAATGCACAAAAGTCGTAGAGTTGTTCGCCGCGCTCTTTTGCCACGTGTAAACAGTAATGTTGAGATTGATGTTACGACTGGAAAATTGTCCGCCTCTGAAATTGCCGAATTCCAGAATATCGTGATTCAAGCACTTGATATGAATATGGTTGAACCTGGAACATCAAAACCGCAAATTAGTGGTCGCACATGTATTATTGATGAAAATCAGGATGTGCTTAATACTGATGCGATTGACATTCATTACAGTCTTGTACCTCTTGGAGTTACCAGCGTAATCAATGTTACAGAAGGGTTCACATCAACCATTTAACGCCAAAGTTTAACCATATAAAACAATATAACAATGGCAGCAGAAATTAATAATGTAGCATATAGTTGGTCTATGATTCAACTTCAGACCAATTTTGATGGAGAAAGTGCTCAGGCTCCCATCTTTGTGGATTGTACCGCAATCAAGTGGGACACAAAACGAAAAATTGAATCTATCTATGGACTTGGCGGTCAGCCTCGTAAACGTGGATTTGGAAACGTAACCTATGAAGCAAGTATCACATTGCCATACGGTACCCAAATTGCTTTACGTGACAAATCTACTGACGGTACATTGTTGGGTCTTGGAGAATTCAATCTGATTGTAAGTTGGGTAAATGATGTGGCAGCGAATGTGACATCAGAAACTGTCACTCTTGCTGGATGTATCCTTGCGGAAGGTGGTATGGATGCAAGTCAAGATGATACTTCAATCACCCGGGAATTTGATTTGCATCCGCATCGTATTTATACCGGAAAGGTTCAATCCAATGCAAACATGAGTTGGTCTCATGAATTGTATGGTGGTGCATAATCGGTTTTTCTTGTTTATACTATCAGTTGTTTAAGGGGCGGTCAGAAATGGTCGCCTCTTTTCATATATTTTTCGAGGTTTACTATTATATAATGATGGCGCACCAAATACGCCTCACTGAAGTATAATTTATGGACAATTAAAACCAATTACAGCAATGGCAAAAGAAAAGAAAACAGAAGTTGCCGAAAACCAACAGGCAGCCCCGGCTATCGAGTTCATTAACGATGTGAATGTTCCGATTGAAGTACGTGAAGAGATTGTAAAAAAGGCAGAAGAGCTGAAGGCCCAGCACAAGTTGCGTAAAATCTTCATCATTGTTGTTGAAGGTGAAGAGGGGGATGATAAACCTCTTTATATTGCTTATTTGCGTCGCCCGAGCCTCATCCATTTCAGCCAGTACATGAATTTTGTTCAAAAGGATTTGGTACAGGCAAGTAAAATGCTTGCAACCAATGTGTTCCTCGCTGGAGATCGTGAATTGGTTGATGATGATGAATTGTTCCTTTATGGCACAATGCAGCAACTCAATCATTTAATTGATTCTCGCAATGCTGACATGGTAAAGCAATAGAGCGTTGCCAAATAGGTAAAGAGGATTATTTTCGACAACGCTTTGCACTAACCGCATATTACTATCCTCATTTAGACTTTAACGCTATGAGCATTGAGGATTTTGCCTTTTGGTCTGAAAACGCATATTGGGTGCATTCACAAATGCTTATGGTGCAACAAGCAAATTCATTAGGTACACTGGCTGGTGGTGCAAAATAGAACGGAGAAATAGGGGCTATTATGGCTCCTATTTTTTTATCCATACTATTATTAAGAAAACAATATGGCACAACTTAGTTATATTAATACCGGAGTTAAACAAAAACCGGATTTAACTTTTAATATTCCCACTGATGAAAGTGTCGGGGCAATGTTGTTTGATATAAGCGGATTTGACAAACCATTTGATGAGTATCCATTACTATACCATAATTTTCAAGATGGCAAAATTCAATGTGTAAAGAATATGGATGATGCTGTCTTATTAGGTATAGCCAATGATGGTTTTATAAATGGTTTATTATATCATCATTTATCTCAATTTTATGATTTTGTTGGTGGAAATCAAGCTTTATATATAGCTATTGCTGATTGTTCAGAAGATTGGGATATTATTCAAAGTATGCAGCAACAAGTAAGTGGAAGAATGTTTCAAATAGGAATATGGACATCCAAGCCTATATGGAGAATGAAAGATGATAATACGTTAGGTTTTACTTCTCTGATTACAGATCTACAACTACAAGCTGATGAGATTAACGGAAGGGTTGGGGTATCTACGCATACTATGGTTCCTCTAAATATCATACTTTGTGGAAATAGCTCCTATGTGGAAAATGGGAAAGCAAATTATAAAATTCTTCCAAGCGCAATTGAATTAAATTGCCCGAAGGTTTCAGTGGTGTTGGCACAAAATGGTTCGCCAGAAGTACACCAGATACAAAAGAACAATCCATTACAAGCCCCTGTAGGTTCATTAGGGTTGATTATGGCGTGTTTAGCACTTTGTGGGGCAGAAGAAAGTATTGCTTCATTGGACAAATGTGACTTGAATAAAAATGAGGGGTTTAATTATCCCGAATGGGGAGTCGGAGATAGCGGTACTCCGATAGATAGTGTACATCGTATATGGGCTAATATCATATCATCACGTGGATACATCATACCAATTGATTACGAGGGTATGGAAGCTTCATACTTTTTTAGTAGTGATCAGACATTATGTGATGGAGATTTCAGTACAATTGCCAATAATCGTGTTATACATAAAAGCAGAAGAGCTGTTTGTACGGCCCTAATACCATACATTAATAGCCATCATATCTATGTACCAGGAACACATAATATCAGCTCAACATCAATTGCAATCATCACAGATTCAATTAACACTATTTTGGATTCTGTTATGAGAAATAAGCGAGGATTTAATCAAATAAATGGCAGAGTTGTGACATTTCTGGAAAATGATGATATTTTGGAAACAGATTCTATCGCAATAAAAATGGATATTAAACCAATTAATTATAGCGAGTTTATATCAGAAGAGGTTTCGCATGATATAGGATAAGTATATTATTATAAAAGCATACCCCAAGCCAACAAATGACTTGGGTTTTTTCATACACTATTAATAGGTAGTAAAACATTTAATTTTATTACCTATGGCAGATTATAAAGATTATATCGTTAGATATGATATCCAAGCCGATGTAACAAAAGCAGCAGAAGGACTTCAATCAATAGCAAATATTGCTAAAGAGTTTGAGGTTCCAATGAGAGAACTTTCTGCCGCAATCAAACAAGTAAGTCAGTCGGCATTTCAATTAAAACAAAATGCGAATATTTCTTTTACACCTAAAATTGATGTCGGGGCATTTAATAACCAGTTGCGAAATATGGTTATTCAAGTTAGAAGTGCGGCTGCTGAAATGCACGCTGCATTGTTTGAAGCTCTGTCAGGAAATACTTCAGCAACCAAAGCCATGCAGAAAGGAATTGGTACGGCTCTTGGAAATCCCAAATCTATAAAAGATTTAAAAAGTGATATTGCAGCTTATAATAAAGAACTTGATAAACTTTTAGGCACACCAGTAACTAAGAAAGGTAAAACAACAAGGAATAGAGATGGGGCGATTCAAATGGCAAAGAATGCCAAAATGGATGATCGTGTCATCGAGCTGGAAGCACGTAAGAAAATGCTTCAACAGCTAATCAAACAGCGTAATGCGGAACTTTCTGCTGCTGAAAAGATTGAAAAAGAAGCGTCTTCAACAGCTGTTAAAACAGAATCAAAAGTTAAATCAAAAGTGGCAAATGTAGGCCAAACCAAATCTCAGCCTGCAAAACTAACTAATGTCACACCATCTGTTATTCGTGAGTGGAAAAAGGCATTTGGAGATGCTAAAAGTAAATCATTAACAATTAACATTAGGGGAAATGCTGGTGGAGCAAATGGCGCATTGACGGTTATCCAGCAAATACAGACTTCTCTTGAAGCATTACAAACAAAGGGCACATTCAACATTAATCCAGTGTTGAACATGGAGGCTTTTGCCGCAGCGGAAGCCCAACTTAAAAGATTGGCCGGATTAACTTCTTCTGTTACGGCTCCATTTATAGCAAAGGATGAAAGAGCACAAGGTTCAAAATTAGGAAGTCCCGTAACATCACTGACAAAAAACGAAAAAACGAAATTGTCAGAAGCTAAAAAACAGATTAAAGCATGGAATGAAAAAATTTCAAGCGTACAATCTCGTTTAGATGCAAATAAGGCAAAATTTGAGCAAACACCCACACCCGGATTGAAAGGGCAAATTACCCGTGATACTAAAACTCTTGAAAAATACCAAGCTAATAAGTCGGCACAAGAAGATATAGTAAAAAGTCTTCAAGGTAAAGCCTCTACAGCTGTACAATCTTCGACAAAAGGTGTAAAGCCATTATCTATTGATGTTATAGGGAATTTAAAAGGTATTAATATTACTGGAAAAACCCCTATAGTGCCAATTATAGGAGAGTTGACTAAAATACAAGGTAAGATTACTGAAACCATCCCAGTCAATGTTAAAATCATGGCTGATCAGGTGGCTGCATCCATTAAGTCTATACCTACTCCAACATTAAATGTTAATGTACGTCTTAATACAGAGGGGATTACGCAACAGTTGCAGACTATTACTGCAAAACCAAAATCTGTAGCAAAACCTGAGACTAAAACAGAAACCATTCCAGTAAAAGGAATTGGCACTAAATCTAAAACGCCGTCTCCTAAAAATGCAGCTTTAATAACAAGTGATATTGATACTAAAAATATCATCAATCAAATTAAAAATATTCCACGTCAGACAATTCCGATAGCGGTAAAATTGATGTGGGAAAAAGGTGCTGTTGGCAGACAAGAGCAATTGAAAAATCTTGCAACTAAAATTCCACCTATAACAATTACTCTTGATACTAAATCAGCTATTGCAAAATTTGAAGAATTTATAGCTCTTATCAAATCGAATAGTGTCCAGAATATACGTTTAACGACAAGTGGAAATGTTGCAAATACAACAACCAATACATCTTCAACTTCAGTTGCTTCTGGAAGTAGTAATAAAAATATTGGCAATACAAATACTTCTACTAAAAACAAAGAACTGACTCCGCAAGAACGATATGCAAAGCTGAAAGAAGATGCTGTTAAAAGGGCACAGAAAGCAAAAGCTGGTGGCAATCAAATGCTTCTGAAAGGGAAAGAAGTAAGAACCAAAGAACAGGCTTGGTATGCTCAACAACAAGCTATGTATAATCGTTTGTTCGAGGCTGTCCCAAAACCTGATTATGGTTGGCTGAAGCGAACAGAAGAACAGCGGGCTTCTGAATTATCAACCATGCGTGAAGATGCAAAAGTTGCATTTGCCAAACCAACACCCTTTGAACGAAAGGAAATGGCTGCACATAATGCTGATGTATCAAATAGTATAGCCAGACATCAGCAAAAAGCTACAAGGCTTCGATCTCAGGTTTATAATTCAATGTTGCCTTTTGCTCAAAATAAGGAGCAGGCAAATATGATGGCTAAACATCGAAAGTACTTTAAACAAGCAGTTTCAGCCACTGGCATTATGCCTACGCAGGGTATGGAGGCACCCCAAATGCTGAAATATCTACAAGGGGTGTCAAGCCAAATGCAATCTGCAAGTGTAGCTGTGCCTTGGCAATTGCAAAATCAAATCAACAAGCTTGAAGGGCAGATTGCTAAATCAAAAGGTGTTGTAAGTGGAAATTCTGCTCATAGAACTTCATTGGTTTCTGTTAATGGCCAAAAATCATTTTTTGACCAATCTCGTAGATGGGCCTACCCATTTACGGGTCAGACATCATTCGGAGCCCGTACCCCTATGGCTGTTGATATGGCTAAAGGCATGGGCGTAATGTTTGCCATTGGTGGTGCCATGTCCGCAATAGGAAGTTCATTTAGTCAGGCAATGGAATATCAAAATACAATGCGTACAACAAAAGCCATATTGCAACATGGAACTGATTCATATAGCAAGAGCTCTTTCAAAAATATGGAAGCGACTGTACGTGATGTTGGTGTTAAAACTAAGTTTTCTGCCCCTGAAGTTGCTGATGCGGCAAAATTCCTTGCTATGGCAGGTTATGACATTGACGCTATCAATGCTTCTATCCGTCCTATTGCAGACCTTGCCTTAATTGGAGATTCTGATTTGGGAGAGACAGCTGATAAAATGACCAATATCATGACTACATTCCAAATCATGCCAGAAAAGATGCGTGAAGCAGCAAATATCATGGCAACAACTGCAACTCGCTCAAATACGGACCTTATGATGTTGGCTGAGTCTGCTAAATATGGTGGTGGCGTTGCTAATATGTATGGAAGGAATGACCCTAATCTTTTTGCAGATACAATGGCATTATTTGGAGTTATGGGCAATGCAGGTGTTCAGGCTTCATCTGCCGGTACTGCATTGCGTATGATGTACCAAAATATCTTCAAGCCTAATAAAAATCAAAAGGCAGTGTTAGATATGATGGAAAAGACCTATGGAATAACCACCATTAAACAAGATGGAGGTTATCGTTCTATGTCTGATATTCTTGTTGACATGGCGCAACGCATACCGGAAAATAAGATGGCTGAAATTGTTGGAAATCTGTTCCGAATCACAGCACAGCCAGGTGCTACTGCTGCATTACTCGCTGCTGCCGGTGGAGATGCTAATGCTGCTCAAGAAATTGGAGCTGGAATAGATGCGATGTCAAACAAAATGAGTGATAAGGCTGGATTAAGTTCACTTGTTTCACTAATGTTGGCTAATCGTGCCTCAATGAATGGCAATATTTCCGGTTCTATTGCAGAAGAAAAACAAAACACAATTCAGGGGTTATGGGCACAGGTAACGTCAACATTTACAGAAGGAATTGTTCAAGCGTTTGAGCAACGACAAGGGGGATTTGAAGGCATTCTTCGTCAACTTAGAGACTATTTTGCAAAACCTGAAACTATCCAGATGATGCAGAACCTTATTGATATGATTGTTGAAATTGGCAAGGTAATGGCTTGGTTTGCAAAAATATGGGCTGGATTATACAATATGGCCCCAGGTATGATTAAATACTGGGTTACTATTCAAATGTTCTTTACTCAAATGGGAACTTTGATTTCTCCAATCATTTCTTTGATTGGTATATTTAATCGACTTGGAGGCTCGATTGCGAAACTTGCAGGCGTATCTCTCGCAGGAAGTACAGCAATGACGAAAGTTGCATCAGGAAAAATGATTGCTGGAACCGCAGCAAGTTCTGCTTTACTTGGAGCACCATTTGCTGTGAGTGGTTCTAAATACATTTATGGTAATGCCGCAGCAAGAGCAAACAGAGAACTTGCTTCAAATGCAATATTGGCAGGTGAACTTGCACTTAGTGGAGCATCCAGAACAGAGACGCTTCATAACTTGAATCAAGGCACACGTCAGCATTATGCTGAGGTGCGTAAACGTGCAAGTAAAATCTATGGTCCATCACGGGCTTGGAGAGCATTAAAAACATCAGCTACTGCTATGCCTACAATTGCGACATTTGCACCAATCATGGGTGGTCTCCAAAGTATGTTAACCGGCCTTCTTACTGCTCTTGCTAAAGCAATAGGCTTTTTGGTAAATCCGATAACATTAACAATTGGTGCGTTAGGCGCATTAGGATTCGGAGTTTACAAACTATTCCAATTTGTAAATGGTAATACTGAAGCTCAGGTATTAGCCCAACAACAAATGGCCAAACATTCAGAAGAGGCGGTCCGTGCTATGATTAGCAATAATCAATGGTATAAAGAACAATTAGATAAATTTAAAAATCCAGCACAAATTCTTGAGTCCACTGAGAAATCAGAAAAAGAACTTGAATATGAAGCAAATGCAAAGCGATTTAAAAGTGAATATGCTGATATAATGGCTGATTTGTCTAAAGATTCAAGCTATAAAGGAATAGACCAACAAGTTGCAAGCTGGCGTGAACGTGTTAATCGAAATCCACTTTACAAATTTGCCATAGGTAAGGATTATGATAGATTTGTCGGTGATGGATTGACAAAAGATAATTCACAGTTACAATATACTGGTACAGATGCAGATGGCGGTATAGCTTTGTACAATCTTTTATTTGGTGCAAAAAACAAAGCAAAATTTGTTCAAAACAATGAAATTCAAGCTGCGTTAAGAACCGCTGGAGCCAATCATCCTGTTATTCAAAATGCCAATGAACAAATTGCGAATTTGAGACAACAGTTTTTTGATGGTACTATCAATGAGGAGGAATACTATAAACAAGCATACAAGATTCGTGACAGTATTGTAAATCTGAATGATTCAAGACTCCGCACATCAACAGGAATGAGTCTGGAGCAATTCAATAATATTTCGGATCCAAGCATTTATCGTGAATATGCAATTGGTCAGTACAATATTATAAACTCTTTCATCAATGGGGAAAGTGAATCTTTAGTTGGAAAACTCAATGCTTACAGGGTATTAAGGAATGGCGTTGAAGTTTATTCAAATCAATGGTGGAGTGCGATAAGTAATGTAATTGGTGATTTTCCTTTGATGTGGAATGCTGTTTCTGCTGATAATAAACAATCTGCATGGATTGAATTACAGTTATCAATGTTGCCAGACGGGAAAATAAATAGTGATAATATAATCAAGCAGATAGAAGAAAAGGTTGGCAGTTTTAAAGGTAGCTTACAAAACTTTGCCAATATGTATGCAAAAGTTTATCAGATGATGGCTGAAGCCGGTTTAGTCCCTAATACCAAAGAAGATGCTTTGAAATGGACACAAAATCAGCTTTTAAATCTGCCCGTCACACCAGAAGACGCCGCATCATTCTATCATAATAATGTCCCAAATAATTCTGCGTTAAAGAAATATGGAGCAACAGTTGAGGAATATCAGGAATATGTGACAAATCCAAATGGGAAATTAACAATTAATGGTAAAACATATTCTGCGGTCAATGACGCGAAGTATATACGTAAAACTTTAGCGAATCAAGCCGTTAATAAAATATTGGGTGGAGTTCCAGGGTTTAATGGAAATGGGCCACTTTTACCGGGAGTTCAAAACAATGGTAATGACAACGTGAATACCCAAACGAATAAGGTTACAGCACCTAATATTACAAGTCAGAATGAGTATGCGTCCAAGTATGAACGTTCGTCTGCCAGACCAACACAAATAAATATCCATATTAATGAGCTTGCTCACTTTGATCGTACAACAGTGGCTTCAAGTGCCGAAGAACGAGATTTGGTTGAATCTATGGAATCAAAAATTGCAGAAGCTGTATATAGAATATTTGCTGAAGCATCTAATCATGCACAGAACACCATTGATTTAATATAAAAACAGCCTCCTATTACCAATAACAATTTGGGAAAGGAGGCTTTCTAATTTTACGAACTATTATAAGGTATGAGTAGTTTAAATAATCTTGCAATTACAGCCACGAACAGCGCAATGACCTCTGCTATGGGGGCGATGTTTAATACTTTGCAAAGCAAAATAGCAAATGGTGGCAGAGATAGGAACTGTAAATTCTACTATAATGATGGTGCCGGTGGCTCTATTTTACAAGTAGCAGTTAAAGGTGCCGTTGGCGGAGCAGTATCTGCACTTAAAAGTGAAGCTGTCAACGCATTTAATTCATTATTAAATGGTAAACGCACTAAAAGCAATATAGGATCAGCTTGGATAGAATCTGAACTTAAAAAACAAGAGGAGGAAGCCAAAGAGTATGGGATGATGCAGGTTGATGGTGGAACTATTTATGCACTTGATGATTGGGGATGTAAAGCACCGGAGGCTCTTATGCTTGGTATCGAACTGGACCAAAGTATAACAGTAACACAAAAATTTCCAGTATATCGTACCCAAGTCATTGATGCAAAAAAGGGGATATATAAAGAGCAAGAACCCAATACAATTAATAATGTTGTAAATACTAAAACTTTGGTATGGTATGATACGACTGCTCTTGTAACAATCAATTCAGACAAAAATTTAATTGCTACACGCGTTCAAGGACGTGATTACAGCAGAAAAGAACTTGTATCTAATGGAGATATTAAATTTTCAGTCAGTGGGCAAATTACCAGTGGCAAACCTGATATTTATCCTTCTGAAGAGGTGAAGAAATTTATCAAAGTTATGCAGTATAAGGGTATTGTTAAAATTAATAATCAGATACTTGATCAATTTGGTATTAGTCATATTGTAATAACGGATTTCAATATGCCACCAAGACAAGGATATAAAGCACTTCAGCAATATTCTTTTTCTGCTATTGGATTGCAACCTGAAAAAGATATTGAAATCTCAGAAGATACAATATCAATCATACCCCAAAAAGCGGTAGCTGCTAAAGAAGATGATAGTAGTGAATGGATGAAGATGTTAAATAATCAATTGGAAGGACTGAAGTCTATGGCTGCTGACGTATTTAGTCAAGGAGTTGGGCTTGCAGCCGGAATGTTGGAAAATAAATTATAACTTATGGCGGCAGATTCAACATCATTAAGAACACAACGTCCTGATATAGTTCAAAAAATAGACTATACATTGACACCTCAATATTATGAGCATAAAGCGTATGAGGATAAGTTAGCAATACTTGTTTGTCAAATTAAGATATGGAAAGCTAATGGTACGGATTGGTTTTCAATTCCTTCTGCAAATCAATGTTTGACTATCCGGGAATGTGAAAGTATTGAGATTTCAGATTCATCTAAGGAACTGATAAATAAAGCTACTGTTAGATTCCCACGAGGTACGGTGATCAGTCTATCAAGTAAAAAAGACAAAAATGTCAAAAGTGGAAATAAAGAGAATTCAACGGAAAAAACGAATAATCTAAAAGACACTAATAACGATGGTGATGTTACAAGCACATCAACAGCACAGTTTAGTGACGATGGAATTTCAACAACTTCTATGGCTGTTAATTATGATGATAAGGGATTGATAGATTTCAATCGTTCAAAAACAGAAAAAGCATTATTAAGTCCTAATGATGTTGCTGTTGGCAATCGTATTGAAATTAGGCTTGGATATGCTTATTCTGAAATTGAATTTAATAAAATGAATATGGCTGATAATGATCCTAATATGAATGTAGCTTTTACCGGATTCATTACTGCCGTTTCTGTAGATACTCCATTGGAGTTGGAATGTACTAACATGGCCCATGTCTTAACAGCAGTCAGTACTCCTAACATTTCGGTTAAGTCTACTTTGTTTATAAAGGATTTTCTTGATGATGATGGGAAATATCATCTTTTGAAAGGTACTGGAATATCACTATCTGAAGCCAGTAAAAATTCTACTATTTCAGTAAGCGGAGGATCTATCAGTAATAATCTGACAATTGCGGATGTACTTACAGAATGGAGTAAAAGTGGCGTGTTGTGTATAATGGAAACTAAATCAAATGGAACAGCGCAACTCCGAGTTGGATTAACATATTATGCAGGGAAAGGTGGAGGAAAATTGCCTAATAATGACAAAAAATATATCACATATAATGGTGGAAACAATTCTGTCATGCTTATTCAGTTTGACTGGGATGTGGCGCAAGATAAATTGAGTCTAAAAAGAAATGACAAAAAGTATCTTGCGGTTGAAGCACAGGGTCGGACAAAGGATAACCAATTTTTTAAATTTACGATACGGAAGAATCCCAATTCAGACGATGAAGGGTGGATGGTAGATTCTGACGGCCAATTTCAAGTGATTAATCGTCGTAAAGTCAAAGACAGAAAAAAAATGAAATATGTCGATGGCACATTTAGTACTAAAATGATTGAGGGACACTTGACAGACCCTGTAAAATTAGATAAGTACAATGTTATTCACTATTTATCTACTAAAATTGGTATCACTGAAGAAGAATTGATTGAAGAGGCAAAACAGTATTGGGCCAATTACAACCATAATGGTATATCAGGTTCATTAGTTATTTTTGGCGATTTATTTATTAAACCAACTGATATTGTTGGACTTGTTGATGTGCGTCAACCTGAAAAGAATGGGTATTATTATGTGGAGTCGGTCAATACTACATTTGGTATAAATGGATATAGACGTGAACTTAAAATACCATTCAAAATCGCCTCATTCTCAAAGCCGGTTCAAATCATAAAATAAAATAGATATGTCTCTTACAGGTGAAATAAATAAAATTTCAGGTGATGTGCGTAGATCCATAGAAAAAATGGCCAAAAACGGTATGGTTAGTTCTGATGGCTCCGTGCGTGGAACCAAAAAAATATTTGGTTATGTATGTGCTATCCATGAAGATGGGGATTTAGCTGGAACTATTGATGTTCAAGAATTTAATTATGAACCAGATGAATATCAGACAATGGGCACTGGTCATCATAAGGGGGTGTTGTTATCAGCCATTCAAGATAATAAAAACGGAATACAAATTGTGCCAATGTTGTATTCAGAAGTTGTTATTGTTCAAAACCCGACTGATGGATGTGAATACGTGCTAATGTATAGCCATGCCCGTCATATCAAAATGAAAGCTTCGTCATTGGAAAATTTAGATGATGGTGAAATAGAAATAAGTGTGACAGAGGTCAAAAGTTTTGTTGAAACGGATGATGGATTGGAAAGAGATTATTATGAATTAGAACCAACAAAGCACAAAACAAGCACGACCTACAAATCGCAATCAATAATAGACCATATTGTTTCTCCTGATGATGAAAAGGGTTTTAAGCAAGAAAAAACAGTAGAACATAAAATTATTACAGTTGGAGATACAAAAATCACCATTGATGGTGAGAATATTATTATTGAAACAAGTAAGCTGGTAAACATCAAAACTGATATGGCAAAAATAGAAACAAACGGTTGCGAGATTAAAGGTAATGATGTTAAGGTGGATGGAAAAACTGTCACTATCACTGGAGGAACATTAAAGACAAAAGGTGTAAGCAATACAGATTTGAATGGCCCATTCAATGCAATAAAAGCCTGCCCTTTCAGTGGTGCCCCACATTGCGGCTCTTCAGTTAGTGGAACTTGATTTTTGAATTATGAGTAAAACAACTTTTGCACAAACAATAATCAGTAAACTTAAAGCTGCTATAGGAACTGATGGCAGCATCTATACTTCTGGAAGTGCATCGTCTGCAATGGCTGCTGTAGCACAAGGGATTACAGAATATTTAATAGCCAATACAACTGTCTCAATCGCTTATGCTGGGATGGTGATAACAGCATATCCATATCCAGACCCTATAATTTCAGATACTTTTAAAATTGTAGGAACTTGCGCTCCACCCAGTCCGGCAAATAGTTTTGATAGTTGGATAAAACAAATCGAAACAAATATTATAGCCGGATTTCAATTAGCCCCATCAGGAAATGCAGGGGTTGTGTTTGTGCAAGAGCCTTTTTTAAATATTGGAATTAAAACCATACAAGAGAATCTAAAATCCATACATGATGTTTCGGATAAGGATCCACAATTAAAAGTATGGGAAGTCGTTTGCGGTGGAATTATGGATTGGATTAATAGTATTGCATTAAATAGTATTGCCGGACCTGCATCACGACCAACTGCACCATCGGCAGGAACTGCATCAATCACTAAAATTACAATTACTTAGAATGATATTGCGGTGTACTATTATAAAATATAAGATATAATCAATATGGTAAGGGACTTGATTTTGGATATGAAAGAACGTGATTTGTTGACCGAAGACAAATCCAATGCCGCCGAACCGGTATTTGACTCTCTGTGGGGAAACCTATTTGATGAGGATGAAGCTATAGATGTCTTGATTTGTAATATAATCATTCCCGAAGCATATTGGGATATTGTTAGATATGAAAACGGAGAAATGACTTGTCGCTTTACATCTGTATATGTTCCAGATACAAGGCATTTCAGAGTTCGTTTAGTTGGATTGAAAAATGGTCAATATGGTGTTTTTAACAATATTAGAGGTGAGTTCGGAATCCCAGTAAACAGTTATGCTCTCAGTAAAAACATCGCAGCACCAATATCAGCTTGCATGTTGCCATACATTGACATTGATGGTGAATTTATTGTCAAGGTGGTTCAGAATTACAAATCTGAAATCTTAGACAAAGCATATATTTATTCATCTAAAAGCACTGATATCAGCATAAACTATAGTGATGACCAGGCATCTCAGTTATTAACATTGTGTGCACCTGGTAAAAGCTATCGCTATCCGACTACTGGTGTGGGAATTACAAAATATCTTAATTGCATAGTAGCTCATTCGGATTTACACAAGGTGCTTGAAGCTCAATTTGATGCAGATAATAAACCTATTCAAGATGCTGATTTTGACAATGAAACTTGTAAGCTTGATGTGCTTTTTAACCCGGAAAAGGAGGTCGTTGATCCCAATCTGGAAGATTTAGAAAATTTGAACCTTGATTTCTTCAGTATGTTTACTGATGAGTATGTACGTAGAAATATAGTATTGACAGAATTGTCTGATATTAATTTCATGGAATTGTTAGATAGGTATTCAAACGTGCTTGATATAATACTTTTTCAAGATTATACGACCACATCAACTCGTATTGCAAACAAGATTGAACCCGGTCAGTTTGATGGAGCCGGAGAAGTTATTCCAAACAACGAATACTTTATTGTTTCAGCAACATTAGAAGCAAATACCATTATAATGTTTGATGATGAAAAAGAGGACGAGATTAAGGATGCGCCCTTATTTATTATCAATGATAATGATGAGACACGCTTATATACAGCATTGGTCGAGCAACCATATTGGATAACTGAAACGTGCCATAAATGCTTTATACTAAAACGCAGATCTACTATCAAATACATGATTAAACAAGAACAATTTAGAATTGGCAAGGGGTTATATATAGTTCCCCAAACAAGTGCCAATATTAAAAATATGCTTGGATTAATTCAAGACATTAATACAGGACGATTACTGGGCATTGTTTCTAACAGCACTAATATTAGTGATATAACACTGGATGAGATAACCCAGCATATATATGCAACTCAAATAATTCAATAATATCATTTTATCATGAACAATAATAATATTGTCAAAATAGGAACCGCTCTTAAATGGCGTAATACCTTTGATATTACAAAAAAATACTATCAGGAAAATATGGTCACTATATGTGGTTGTGTATTCCGATGCAAAGTGTTGCAGGCACAAGGGAAAACGCCAGTTCGCGTAGCAGATGATGCGGGGCATCTGGCTTTTGCTAATACAGATGTCTGGGATGTGATTGTTGATATGGCGTATTATTACAATTTCGCTATTGATACTAATAATCTTACAAAAGAGACATTAGAGTATATTAAAAAGTTAGACGCCGAATGGAGAAGGCAGCAGAAAGAAATTGAAGCAATTCAAGAAGATGACAAGAAACAGTGGGAACACATACTTGAAATTGAAAAATTAAATGCCGAACAGCAGCGTGAAATAAATTCTGTTCTTGATACATATAGCTGTTTCAGTGAAGGTATTTGGTTTGACACTTTACTTTGGAACAATGATTTGTTATGGGATAACAATAAATATGCAATAACGGATGATTTGCAAAATCAAATTGATGAACTTTCAAACCGCCATAAAGAGGACATTGAACAAATAGTTTCGGATATTGAAGAGATTAATGCGCACATGACCCGGCATGAGGAAGAACAAAATCAAATCAATGATTATCTTTTGGAGCAGTGTGATAATTGGAATAATTCTATAAGCTGTTTCAGTGAAGGCGTATGGGAAAACTTATTGTATTGGGGCAACATGTCTTTATGGGACAACAATAAGTTTTCTATTACTGAGGATTTGCAAAACCAAATTGATGATATTGTAGAACAGCATGATAATGACACAAATAACGCAGTCATTCGTTTTGAAAAAGATGAATTACTGATAAATGAACATGATGCGCAGTTAGGAGATTTTCTTGAACGCTTTTGTAGCTTTAGTAACGGACAATGGGATAATGGATTAAAATGGAATAATGCGGCTGTCTGGGAAAATTCAAATATGACATGTGACACATTTGAAAAAGTGTTGAGTAAAATTAGTGAACATGATGCGAGCATAGCCAATCTTGTTGATGAACATGAAATCATTTATCAAAGCATTGATAATTTGGAAGATAATATTTCCAAGAATAAAGACACAAATAGAGAGCAGCAAAGGCAAATAGATGTTCTTCTTGAAACTCATTCAACTATAAATAATGGTTTTTGGGATAATACCTTGCTTTGGATCAATGAGTCGGAATGGGCCAATCGAAACATCGTTGATAAATTATCCGACATTGTTATCAAAAACATAGATGATATTACTCAAAATAAAGAAACACTGGATGACTTACATGAAAATGTAAAAGAACTGGAAAGATGTGCAATAGAATCAAAGAATAACATAGAGGATATCAACACGCAATTAGAGGAAAACTCAGAAGAGCAGGCTGTTCAGGATGAGAAAATCACACAGATTGGATCGCATTTCTGTTGTTTTGCTGATGGAATATGGGGGGATTGGTTTTTATGGCACAATGATGATATTTGGATTAATGAACCTAATAAGCATGAGAGCCGGATTTCCGAATTGGAAACATCATTTATGAATATACTGAATATACTGACTGCTCAGCAAAAACAGCTTTCCGAACAACAAGAAGAACTTAACAAACAAAAAAATATGCTTGAAACTATAATGCTTTGTTTGTCAGTAATCAGTGTAGGTGCATGGAATAATGAATTGTTGTGGTATAATGAAGCAATATGGTCTAATGGAAGTTATTTTGATGATGATGCAAAGGAAAGGCTTACAGTGAAATCTTACAATGAATATGGTCAAGAAATAACATTAGAAACTGTTTCACACTATTATAATGAAAATAATCAATCTTTAGGTTTTAATAATGTTGAGCATTCTTATCAAAATTCTTCGGAAACGATTGATTTTAAATGAATAAACAATAAATATAGAGAATACTCTACTATTTATTAACAGCTTAAATTAATAAAAATATGGCAGATTTAAATGTGACTCGTTTTATCATTGATGGTAAAACATTTGTGATTCCTTTAGCAGCAGCAAATCAAAACGGTTTGATGTCCGCAAGTGACTATTCTAAACTGGCTGGTATTGAAGAAGGGGCACAAGTAAATGTATTGAATGGTGTCAAGGTCAATGGTGTGGCGCTGGCTATTGCAAATAAAATTATTGACATCGTAATTGCAAGTGGCTCGACTAATGGCACCATTTCCATTGCTGGTGTAGATGTAGCGATCAAGGGGCTTGCAGCATTGGCTTACAAGGAAAAAGTTTCCGAGAGCGATTTGAACTCAGCCTTGCAGACCGCTATTAGTAATAACACAGCAGCCATTGAGACTTTAAATGGTATCGGTGTCGGTTCCGTAAAAAAGGCCATTGATGATGCGTTCAATGACTTTTCCACCAAAGTAACCGATGATGCCGTAGTGAATTCTTACAAAGAGTTAATTGATTGGGTGGCAGAACACGGAGCCGAGGCGACAGAAATGGCGGCTTCCATTCAGGCTGTGGAAAATCTGCTTATCGGTATCGGTGGTGAAGGAGAACCGGCAACAGTAAGTGCGGCTATTGCAAAGAAAGTTGATAAGGTTGAAGGCTATGGACTGTCCAAGAATGACTTTACAGACTTTCTGAAAGCCAAATTGGATTCCATTGACAATGGAGCCAAAAAGGTTACTTACAACTATGATTCGACAACAGAGACTTTAACCATTACCGGTATAACAGCGGCGGCTGTCTAATCATTATTAAATAATCAATCGCAATGGCAGAAAACAATGTTTTACAGACACTCAAGATAGATGATAATTATTTTAGTATTAAGACTTGCTGGGAACAGCTTGGCCTTACGCAACAATATATGCTCACCTTATTGAGTCGTGACGAATATACTCCCGTTGCGAACACGCAACCGTCAAGCACGGACACATTATACACCGATCCGGTAAGTGGAAATCTCGCAGGGTTTCATGCCGGACAGTGTGTGATATATCCTGACACTGACGTTCAAGACGGGTGGGGGCTTTCTATAGCCAAACATGTTCTTTATAATGAACAAGGGATTCCCATAAAAGTATTATGGTATCATGCTACAGACATTGAAAAACGCATTACTTCATTGGAGGAAAATGTTACAAAGAATTTTTATGGATGTCTTGGTACAGGATTGTGGATAAATGAATTTCCGTGGCAAAATGATGCAGTTTGGGGTAATGGCTTTTAAAGTTTTTGTATAACGAGACTATTATATATAAATATTTAATTCAAAAAATTAAGTAACATGGCAACAGAAATTACAATGGAAACTGACTGGGGAGCGAAAGGCGCCCAGTTGACTGGAGCACAGGTTCAAGCGTTCATAAAAGAACAATTGACAGCTTTGCACGAAAAAGACACTTCACTTCAGAATCAAATCAACAATTCAGAGCCTCGGTTGCAAGCTGCAACAGATGGTTGTTTTGTCACTTATCATCGTAAAAGCGATAACTGGCCCTTGGCTGTTCCATATTGGAAATGGCCGGCTTTGGAACAAGCTGGAGAAAAGGCTGATGGTGTACTTGTTTTGATTGATGGACAAGCACCTATCATTGTATCTCCAACGGGGACTCAGCTTAGATGGTCAAAAAACGCAGTAGCGGTAAATGCTAATACCGGTGGTGATTACAGTAAGGCTTATGTTGATTACACTGGTAAAACTCGGACCGCCGCTATCATGGCAAAAGGAACTGAGTTGTTTGGTGAAAATCAGAATGAATGGACACAGTATGCTCCAGCATGGTGTAACGCTTATGACCGTTCTTATGATAAGGGGGATGAAGCGCATACTAAAATTGGTATTGGTGCAGGACAATGGTGGTTGCCTTCTATTGCAGAGTTAATCATCATCTGGAAACACAAGTATGCAATCAATCAATGTCTCTCAGTCATTTCGGGCGCAAGCCCGCTTGTTGAGAGCTGGCATTGGAGTTCCACTGAGTACTCGGCGACGGGCGCTTGGATCTTGAACCTGCGCGACGGCTACCTCAACTACTGGGGCACTAAGGTGTCGTACAGCAACTATGTGCGTGCCGTGGCAGCATTTCATTAACCCTTTATCCCTTCAACCCTTTAACTCTTCGGAGCGAAGCGACGTGCGAGCTACGCGAGCATAAAAGGGTTGAAGGGGTGGTATATATTCAACTTAACACAAGGGACGTCGCCTTTTGGAAGGTTCAGTATGGTTCCAACCTCTTGTATAAGATGAGTATATATGAAATATCAAACTAAGGGTTTGTAATTGATGATAATCAGTGTTTTTGTAGTTAAGAGATTTGATAAAAGCAGTGTTTAAATAAAAAGATAAGTTGCTATGGCTTTATCCAACGAATTACCGGTTTATATAGATACATATCATTATATTCAAGCAGTACTTGACACTCACAAAAATTTCCCAAGAGATATTAAACACACTGTTGGGCAAGAATGGATTAGAAGAGCAATTGCGCTTCCTACATTTATAGTCCGGGCAAATATGTTCAAAAGTGAACGTGAAGCATATCTTACTGATTTTATTTGTGAATTTGAGTTCTGCAAATTGATAGTTCGTTTAGCCGGTGAAAATCATTGGATAAGCCGTAAGCAACAATCTCACCTTATGTATTTGGAGGCGACTGTCGGCAAACAAGTGACAGCATGGAAGAACGCATCAAAAGCAAAATATCGGAAACGTATTAACGAAGTCGAAAAACAGTAATTGATGCAACGCACAGAGTATGGGAGTTTACGGATGACCATAGAGTTTGCGCTTCCGTGAGAAATGGGGGTACTACTGCCATTATGTAGTTAAGGATAAGAAAATGTACCCGATACACTGAGAACTCGGCGACGAACGCTTGGAACTTGAACCTGAACGACGGCAACCTCAACAACTGGAACACTAAGGTGTCGAACAGCAACTATGTGCGTGCCGTGGCAGCATTTCTCCGAAAGGTAATTTTGCGAATAAGTAATTGTAGTACAATATAAAATAAGTATTATCACATTAGTGCTGATATGGTGACGTATGAGGATTTGGTAGAGGCCTATTATGATTGTCGTGTACATAAGTCGCGGACAAACAACTGCATCAAGTTCACTCTTGATGTGGAGGGCAATCTATATGATATGATGCAAGCCATCAACAATAGAACCTACCAACCTAAACGCTCCATTTGCTTTGTTGTTAGTCGCCCCAAATACCGTGAGGTGTTCGCTGCTGATTTTGCAGACCGAATTATACATCATTATATCAGGTTACGATTAGAACCTATTATTGAAAAAGAATTTAATGACAGAACATTTAATTGTAGAAATGGGAAAGGTACATTAGCCGGGGTATCACAATTAAAACGTGATATAATTGAATGTTCTCACCATTATACCAAAGATTGTTATGTGGCAACAGTTGACATTCATAGCTTCTTTATGTCTATTCCCAAAAAACTTGTTGAAGATTTAGTCATACAACTTGTTAATAAAAAATATGAAGGGGAAGACAAGGAGGATTTGATTTATTTGTGCCATGTTGTTTTAAGCCATTGCCCGGAGAACCACTGTATTAAACATTCATCAGATGAAATGTGGAATCATCTTCCAGCAAGTAAATCATTATTTACTAATGGAGATGGATTGGGAATGCCTATTGGTAATTTGCCATCTCAAATGTTTGCCAATTATTTGTTGAACTTGGTTGATTGGGCTATTGAAACAGATTGTGGTATTCAGTATCATGGTAGATATGTGGATGATATTTACCTTGTTGCAGAAACAAAAGAACAAATTTTAAACGCCATTCCGATTATCAGGGCACGCTTGGAATCATTAGGACTTAAATTGTCTCCAAAGAAATTTTATATGCAACATTACAGCAAAGGTATAGATTTTACCGGTGCTATAGTAAAACCTGGAAGGGTTTATCCTTTGAATAGAACTGTCACTTCATTTAGGCATAGTATCGACAGACTCAACCAGTGTAAAACCAAATCTCAGATAATAAAAGCATTGTATTCTGTAAATAGCTATTTAGGATTGATGAGGCAATATGATAGTTATGCCATCAGGTATAATGTTCTACATGGAATAGACAAAAGATTGTATAAGTGGATATATATCAAGGGAAGCATGGAAGTAGTTGCTCTGAAAAGAAAATATCATCCTAAATCACGTATAAACTATAGGTTGTCACATGGACTTAATCACAAGTTGTCATTGCCAAAACCTATAGCTGTTTTTGAAGAAAGAGAAGATAGGATAAAATACATCAGACTATTAGCGGAGTACACTCCGGTCGATATTTTGCCAATAAGCAAACTTAAAAAAGAGAGTAAGACTATTATTTAATATATAGCATAAGTTTAATTTTTAAATTATTGAGACATGAGTGAAATTAAAGATGTCAATGAGATTGACGAATCTGAAATCTTGACTCCTGAGCAGATTGCAGAAATTGAGGCACAAAAAAATCAAGAATTGTTTGGCAATAATGTCAAAAAAATCGGTGGATGTGCTGTGATAACCGTTGATAATGAGACTATTGCGGTTGAATTACCTGTTACCTATCCGCAACTGGTAACGGCGATTGTGCGGCATAAATATGGTCCAGACCAAACTGAAGCCATTCTCGCCAATATTGCTTCAGCACAGACGATGTGTGTATCTGAAGAAAAAGCAGATGAGTATTTGAACGAATACACAACATACAACAGCTGGAGAAGTAAGGCAAAAAGTATTGCGAAAGAAGTTCTTGGAATTGAGGGGTAACAATACCATAATGAAGAGCCGCCCTTGGAGTAATATCCTTGTGGCGGCTCTTTTTATGGCTATAAGTCAAACATAAAGATATAGTTACCACAAAAAACATAGCGATGAACTATTATTAATAAAAACGAATACAAATGTTACAATATAAGGTCAGAAGCGGACAAAACATATATGATGTTGCTTTAACTCTCTATGGTAGTGTGGAGGGTATTTTTGACTTACTTGTAAGCAATGAATGGTTAAACATGGATACGAAGTTATCTTATGGGATGACTCTCAATTACCATGAAGAGTTTGCAATTAATAAAGATATTGTTATATGGATAAAAGATAATAATATACTGGTAAAAAATGGAGAGCATGTGCACAACTATCTTGATATAGAAAAACTTATAAAATCACATATCCAAATCCATCATCAGGACATATACGATGAATTACAGCTTATGTCTCCGGATGAACAAGATATGTATTGGGAATCTTTATACATGCCACGAATGGTAATCCAGCAACAAGGACAATTGTCAGCCATCAAATTAAAACTGAGGCCTCAAAAACATCTGATTGTTGATTGGGGAGATTACACGCAACCACTTATTGTGGAAATCAATGAAGAACATGAAATTGAGCATTGTTATAAGGGAAATGGGCAACACACTATTACATTATATGGAGACTTTGAATTTGAATTGTTCGATTTGAGAGAAGTAAATGGCGTATATTATCCGCTTGGAACCATTTATGCCGACACATTTATGTCAGAACTGAATATTGAGGATTTAAAAAAACTGATAATAACACAATGAGGAGCGTAAGCCAAATTTATTCAGAAGCTGTTGCTACGAGAAACAATTACTTGCAGTTGACAGAATTAAATACAGGGAGAAGTAATAGCAAACTTAGCATGATTAACCTGCTGACGTATGTAGTAGCTGTCTGTATTCATACTTATGAAGCAATATTGGATTTGTTTCAGGTTAAAATCGTTGAAGTTCTTAATGGTAGGATTAACGGAACCCCGGACTGGTATGCTATCATGGCTAAAAAATTTCAGTATAACAATGCTACAGAAACAGGCGACCAATTGATTTTCAATGAAAATACCATGAAACTTGAATATGTTGATGTGGATGTATCACATCGAATCATTGAAAAAGCGGCTTGGCAAAATGATGAAAATGGGACCTCCTTGATACTTAAAGTATGTAAGGCAAATAACAATTCAAATGAGGTTAATAACGGAATACCGTATATGCCGTTGAATGACCACGAATTAACCGCATTCAGGATGTTTGTCCAACAGATAAAATTTGTAGGAGCAGACATTTATTGCGAAAGTTCTCCCGGTGATATTGTAACTATTATTGCAGACAAATACAATCCGATATTTTATAATGATAGTTATGTTACGGCTGCGCAAGCGCTTACGAACTTGCAACAGGCCATGATAGATTTTGCCAATGAAATGGAATTCAATGGAATATTTTACTATCAGTCCGCATTAGACGTGATAAGAAAGACAGAATACATTACAGATATTGGCAACAACATCAAAATTTATGTGAGCTCATATAATAGCGAAGACCGACAATATAATGAGCCGGTTGAATTGATTGGCAGAATAAAATTGAAAAGTGGCTATATCCGATTACTTGATACGGATTCAGCAATAACAGTCAATAGCGATAACTTAACATTGGTACCAGCTTCAAAAATGGACCAGTATTTTGAATCATTGAATCCTAAGAAATGATAAATATTGATTTTGCAAATATCAATAATGCCAAATTGATTGGGCGGCTCTTACCTTTTTGGGCAAGAGGGAAAAAAGTGTCTTTGTTTTTGCAAGCAATTCTTAGCCCTATTGCTTCAGCTCACAATTCATTTAAAATATGGGCATTGGAAAAATTTATAGAGTGTCACATAACAGCCCAAAAAGCATCATTAGAATGGTATTTGAGATATAAACTAAAATCTCATTTTCATAATGAAAATGATAACTTTTTTATTACACATGGTATTAATGAATCACTATCATGTTTTAGTAGTGACGTTTGGCGCAATGGATTACATTGGGACAACAGCTTACGATGGAACGTGGAAACAGAATCATTGGTACACATGAATATGAATCTGTCCTGTATAAACACTGGTATGTGGGAAAATAGGATGTTATGGAATAATGCTCTTCTATGGGATAATGAAGATAATGGCAAAAAATATAATGATGACTATCTGGAGATTGTAAATCAAACAAATGTCTATGCTCCTGCTATCATAGATACGGTAAATTATAATCATGAAGATTATGAACGTGATATTAGAAATATCATGTCTAAATTTATGATTAACTTCAACAAAATACATATTGTAATCGCAGATACAGAGTAATAAATCAATAAATAATTTAGCAGTATGAAAATTTATAATTTGGGCAATGATTATGCCTTTCAGCAAAAACAAAAATTGGAACAGGAAACATCCAAGATGAATCCAAGTTCTGACAACAAACTAAAAGAAGAATCCAATGTTGAAAATCAAAATTCAGATGCCGGACCCGACAATGTGCTTGGTATCTCAGAAAAGCCGGAAACCGCAAAAAAGAAAAAAGAAGCCGGGGCCAAAAATCGGGAAAAGAACGAGGACCATCAGATTTGATGAAACGGCTGTGGGGCATTTCCTTTATGTTTATGCCCCTATTCAGTATCATCTGCTAATGGAGTACTGTAAGACAATTAAGCAAATAGAAAAAGGACAACGTATCAAATATAACATAATTGAAGCCATTGCTATCAATAGTGATAACGCTGCTTTCAAAACAGCACGCTTTAGGAGGGCTCTTATAGCTTACCGGAGGTTTGGTACTCGTCCGTTAAGAAAAACTGGATGGTCTTTAAGGGATGCTGTTTATTATGCCAGAAACAGTCATTATATTCATGAAGCGGTAAAAATGAGAGGAACATAGCGATATATTTTTTCTGTTTGTTGTATGACAATTCCATAAAGGGCGTTACTCTCAAAAATACGATTAAGATTGAAGATGTCTTTCAAAAGACTGACAATAAGCAAATAAAAAACAAAAAATCCGTTGTTCTTGTAGAATGGCGGATTTTTTTGCATATATTTGGGGCAGCTTAAAAAATGAACAAAAGAATATGACAGCAATAGTAGGAGTTTTGAATAAACATGCTGTGGCAATAGCAGCAGACAGTGCAGTCACAATGGGGAACACTCACAAAGTGGTCAATAGTGCGAATAAAATTTTCACGCTGTCGAAGTATCATCCTGTAGCAGTGATGACATACAGTAGCGCATCTTTTATGGGTGTACCATGGGATATTATCATTAAAGAATATAGAAAACAGTTAAAAAATAAGTGCTTTGTAAAACTTGAATATTATGTGGATGATTTTATGAAATATCTGCATAAAGAGCATTTCTTTTGTGATAAAAAAACTCAAGAAACATATTTGCGATGGATGTTGGAATCCTTTTTTGACATTTGTCGTAATGAGATTTGTAATGAAAATCATATAGATAAAAAAGCTTTGAATGATACGCTGATTGAACAAAAATTAACAAATTGTATTGGAATATATAAAGCAGCCGATAAATGTCCTGATTTTGATTCATATTCATTGGTGAACTTTAAAAAATATACAGAAACATCTATACAAAATTTTGCGAATGAAAAGGGTTTTGCAAATGTTGATTTATTGTCAGAGTCTTTCTTCTACTATTTGTCGGTTAAAACACTTACTTATTCCTATACCGGTTTGGTTTTTGTTGGTTATGGTGAAAAAGAAATATATCCGTCACTTATTCCTGTGAATATCTCTTCATTAGTTGTTGATGGACATTTAAAATATTTTATTGATCAGACTAATGTTGCTAAAATTTCAGAACATGGTTCTTGGGCTGTGATAAGTCCTTTTGCACAAGTTGATGTCGTTCAAACCATAATTAGAGGAATCAATCCAAGTTTCCAAGATATAATTTATAATGTTATAGGAAAATCTATTGAATCTTATACAGATGCAATTACAGGTATTCTTGATAAGGATCCATCCACAATATCGGTATCAACAGCTATAAAGGGATTGGATAAGCAGTCTGTAATCAAAGGTATTACAACCCAAATAAACAAAGAGATGTTTAGTTTGTATTCAAAGCCATTGATTGATACGGTAGCACATTTAGATAAAGAAGATATGGCAAATATGGCTGAAAGCTTTATATCTCTTACATCATTGGTTCGTAGAATGCAACCTGGAGAAGAAACTGTAGGAGGTCCAGTAGATGTGGCTGTTATTTCAAAAGGTGATGGCTTTGTGTGGATTAATAGAAAGCACTATTTTAATCCTGAGTTAAATGCTTCATTTTTTAGTAATTATTTTAAGTAAGAAAGGAGCTTATTATGTATGGAACAATGACTTGCGATTTATTCCAAAATTCAAAATTGGAAGGAACCCTATTGACAAAAGAACAGGTTGAAGAAATTTCAACTCGTATATCTAAGAATGTCTCTGAGAATGTGTCAAAACAATTGGAAGAAGCTATCTCTGCTTTATCTTCCAAAAAGACAGATAAGGAAACAAAGAAAAAATGAATTATTCTAAAAAAAAGTCCGCTTCGCATTGTTTGTTTTAGCGGACTTTTTTTGCGATTGATTTATTAGCAACGTATTAGCTAATATACTTTATATTATTGATTTAGAATTTTTTTCTGTTTGAAAATGTTGCATTGAAAATAATTTTAGCTTCTGGCCCTCCATTGACTTTGGTTCCACATGATACATTGTGTAAAATTGAAGAACCCGAATTATACCATTTCTTTTGAACAGTTTCTATATCAGTATCTACACTAATGAAAAATTGATGAAATTGGGGCGATTCTCCAACATTGTGCGAGCATGTTAAATGATATTTCCATTCTGATGGATTGATAATAGCGCCACACAATCTACATTTACATTTGCCTTTAATCTTAATCCCCGTATCTAATACGCAAAAATAATTATGGAATCCCGATTCACAAATAATATCATGGAAGCGAGCTAAATGCTTTTTCCATTTCGTGAGTTTTAACACCTCTCCGCATAATTGACATTTTATTAAAGGGGCAGGTTTTGAATGCGTAGCAGCCTTAATTTTCTTGCTCGGTTTCATGTTATTCTATTATTTGTGTGTGTTGTTTTTAAATCATATTTTGGCGAGCTATAATTGCATTAATTGTAGCGTTAATTCGACTTGCAATCTGCTCATTATCGCCAACATGAATTTCAAATATTGGACGTGAAATGTTTAATGTATTAATGATAACTGAATAATTATGATAAATCTTATCTGGCTTCTTTTGATATTCTGTTGTATATTTTTCTGGGCCGGCAAGTAAAGTACCTGCTGTTTTACCAAACGACCGTTGCATAGAAGAGCGTTTGATTTCATTCCATAAATCCCCTTGAGTCACTGCAACAACAGTACCGGCTTTTATTTTCGGATTATCTACAATTTGAGAGCTACTTATATCATTGAATTTTAACCATGATGATGAAAAGTATATTTCTTGTTTTTCTTTAAAAATAAGTACGGTTCTTTGAGGATCCGATGGGGAAATCGGAATCATAACTTCAATTTCCCCATATTGATTTTTCATACTTTTAATCCATTCATTGAAATTATCTATCCTTTTTTGCACCCAATTACTTACTGCATAAGGATTTTCAGTATGGTGTTTGGGGGCCTGAGTTGAATTTGTGCTATTGGAGCTTATAAAACACACTAATGAAATCACGACAATAGCTGCAATGATAAGAAATAGTATAAATATAGCCATATACATTTTGGATTTTGTAATACATTCAATTTCAATCTCAAAATGGCGATGGCATAAACGAAAAGCGTAGAGCCATTGCCTTTCGTCTCGTGGTTCACCACAAACCATACTCAGTAAGGCAGGCTCTACGCTATATGCAGAACCGCCTAACACTGAGTATTTAACCTTATTCTATTCCGAGGTGGTGATTTCGAGACGAATTAGGTCATAATATGTCGCTTATAAGCAAATATGCTATACAAGTATCGCAAAAGTAAATATAATATATGAGAATAACAAATGAAATATCTGTTAATCACTGTTTTTATTACTTAGCGTAATTTTTCCAGAAACGATTAGTGATATTTCTCAGAATATATCCATCCACCTTATAGAGACGCTGGTTGGTCTTAGGCGAATTGAGACCACCCAATTTTTTTATATATGGTCCCAATTTTAAATAATCAAAGTTCTTATACTCAGCAAAAATAGAAAACCACTCCTGACCGCTGTACCAGCCAATTTTCAAATGAGGGTAAACCTGACGAACATATCCAGCGAGCTTATTGACTTCATCCGGTTCCATGTCCCCACCCATAAAACATACACAAGTCACCTCCTTAGACAAAGACTTAACCCAATCATCCAATGAATCTTCTGTTAATGGAGTTCCTTTGTCTTCCCACAACATTTTCGCATGACATCCTTTGCATCTTAATGGGCAGTTTGCAATATTGATTACAAGAGACACCTCACCAGGTATCTCCTGTAATCCAATTAAACTATTATAGTATTTAAGCATAAATTAATTACACTTGGAATATCCACAAGAAGGACAAGACATACATCCTTCTACCATACTCAATTCCTCTCCACATTTAGGGCATTTAGGATTCTCAACCTCAGTAAAAGAGCTGCTGGTTTCTACCTTATATATAGGCTTTATGTTTAGCTCTTTCTGAATCTCATTATACATATCCATTAGAGCAAAACCAATAGCAACAGGGCAAGACGAACCTTTAGAGGTGTCTTTTTTAGTAGCTCTTCTAACAGCGTATGATGGACAAGTGCCTGAACTCATCAATTGATCAACAATCTTTTCTATGGGAACATTTGCTCTTGCGGCCAAAGATACCATACGAGAAAGTCCTACCATAAACAAAGCACACCCACCTTGTGACCCTTTACTAAAATAAGTTTCCAATAACTGACCTGTATGCCGGCAGAAGAACCCAGTCAAATGCAGTGTTCCACATCCAGTAACCAAAGTACGCTTGCGACCGATACAATCATCTGAAGTCTTTTTTACCTGAGTAGGGATGAAAACGAACTTATCTTCCGGTTTACTATCAGTATCCTCTTCTGTCTTCTTGTTTTTATCAGTAGAAAGAATACCCTGGCGATTGCATCCGTCCCTCCAAATTGTGACTCCTTTTAGACCTTGCTTCCAAGACTCCATGTAAATATCAGCAACCTCTTCTACGGTACAGCTGTTTGGCAGATTAATTGTCGAGCTGATCGAAGCGTCAATATAGCGTTGCAATACACTTTGTACTTTAATACGGTCTTTATAATGGATGTCTGAAGCAGATACAAAGTAATCAGGTAACATATCGTTGCCAGTTATGCGCTTATAATCTGAAACAATCTTGGTATCGACTTTATATGTTGTCTCTTTGCTGTTTAAAGATATGGTCCTTCTATTATATGAGAAAGCATAATTAGGCTCTACACCAGTGCTTACCTGAAGCATGGTTCCAATAGAACCGGTAGGTGCGCAAGTAAGCAATTGTGAATTATAAAGTCCATTTCGTTGAATCTCATCAATAAAGGCTAATGGCAATTCAAGATTTTTCACGAAGTCTGATGTGGTAATTGTTTGCTTCATTAATCTTGAACATTTAGGAAACGCTCCACGCTCTTTTGCAAGTTCTAATGATGCAAGTATCGAATTGGTGGCAATTTCTTTGTAAACCTCATCTATAACTTCCAAAGATTCTTTGGAACCATACTTTAACCCAAGCATAATAAGCATATCGCCTAATCCAAGGGTGCCAAGACCAATTTGTCGCCAATCTCCAACAGTTTCACGCTGTTCCTGAAGTGGATGTAACGGCAATCCTTCTATTAAGACATCATTTAATGCGCGTATAGCTGTTATAGTGGTACTTTCTAACGATTCATAATCTATATATGCCTTATCTGTAAATGGATCAACAACAAATTCAGATAGATTAATGCTTCCAAGTAAACAGGAACCACCTGCCGGTAAAGGCTCTTCTGCGCATGGATTTACCCCAGCATACCTAAATCCACTGTTTTGGAGTAAATTATAGTTTGAAATTCTATCCCAATACAGCATGCCAGGTTCTGCCATTTCCCAATTCCTTTTTGCAAGCAACAAGAACACTTCTCTTGCATTAACAATCTTCTTGATTTCACTTCCATCTTCCATCGTAAAATGAAGAGTGAAATCAGAATTCTCATCTACTGCCTGCATAAAAGAATCCGTTACACGTACTGAAATATTGGCTTTAGTGCATATATCCAAATTAGACTTCAGATTGATGAATTCAATCAAATCTGGATGTTCACATGATATGCTAATCATAGTTGCTCCTCTACGCCCTTCTTGCCCGATAAGACCGGTTATGTAACTATAAAAGTCCATAAAACTGGTAGTCCCGGTTGTACTTTTTGCAGCATTATTTACTGGTGCTCCTTTGGGGCGTAGCTTGCTAACATCAATACCGCATCCCCCGCCATAACTAAATGTTCTTGCAAGTTTGGCACCGGTTGCAAAGATAGATTCGAGATTATCTTCTGGAGGGGTAATAACATAACAGTTACTATAGGTAAGGCTTCTTCCTTTTATACCTCTGTTAGATAAGATTCGCCCTCCAAAAATGAATTTCTTCTTTCTGATAAGCTCTTTCACATCTTCATTTGAGCCAGAAACGCGGTCAAGCCACTGTTCAAATGTCTCATTGTCCTGCTGATACTTGTTTTTCCATATTGTTATAGGAAGTTCCTCGTTGTTCAGCCATTCATTTACAGTCATTTCTCTTTTATTCATTATGTATCAATTTTAAATGTTAAGCCGGAATGATTCCCAGCCTGTACATATTAATAGATTCATATCACCATGCAGAATATTCAGTGATGTCAGGCTCATCTGTATCTGAAATTTCTTCATAATTGGTAATCGGATATGAATGTTCCAGATACCTGATCTGATGAATCAGATTGTCAATACAATCTCCCTGGATGAAATTGAGAATAATGCTACACACCAATAATATGAATAAGATAAGGATGTAGTCGTTGTTCGATTTTTCTTGTTTCATTACTTTTGGATTTAATGAAACACTGCTCTCATCAATTATATATTATTTTTTAACTTCCCGGATAGAGAGAAGGAGTGAGGTAAAGAGACATTTATCCCTATAGGGGTATGTGCGCCCCGTTAGGAATAGTCTCTTTTTGCTGTTATAACTTTCCGGCGTATCGGTCAGTCGTTCGGCATTGGAGGCACCTCATACAGAATCGGTACTGGCGTATCTTATTTACAGCTCTGTCACTGCACCTTTTACAGTTCCCCTTAACGCCCAGTATTTGTTGTAGCATAAAAATTGCATCAAATACCATTATCCTTGGGTAGCCTTATGCCTCGGCTCTTGAACGTGACTGGCGGTTTCTGTCATCCCTTCTACTCACTTATGGGTGTTACTGAAGTTATCTCTCTGTCATCTTATGATGGCATTGGCTGTGTCGCGCACTGCCGCTCCCCATAGATTTTTCGTTCAAAGGACATTGAAGAATGTCCATATTGCATTTTAATCAGTTGTTGAATTGCTTGTGGAAGATGTAGAAAAATAAAAATCCGCAAGCTGGTGATGGGTCGCTTGCGGATTTTAAATATATTTGTCGAAGACTACGAGGTCTTTGGCATAATATTCTTAATATATGTATGCGCTTTGTTGACCCATCATCTTCAACATTGCGTTGCAAATATACGGTGTTTTTTTATACTACAAAAATATTTTTGATTAAAATCGTATATAAGAATACATATTTAACTTTTGTTTTATTTTGCGGTATATATATTAATGTATATGTGTGTATATTATTGTACGTTGCTTTGATGATGTACATTGTTTGATTGTTTATTCTGGTTGATTACCAGTGGTTTATTAAAAATATGGTGTTCAGTGCTAATTTTTTTATATAATTATTTTGTGCTTTCGGAAATGTTTTTCTACATTTGCAATTGAAAACATGATTAATCAACATTATAAGCAATTGTTATGAACAAGAAAACATGATTAGAGGAAAAGGAAAATTGATTAAGGTAGCCGGAAATACGGTAGTTGACGAATTTTATCGAGCGTGTGAAAAGCTGCCGGACAATGACAATTATTTGTTTGTCATTTGTGACGATACAAAAAATAGGAACTTACCTTATTTATCCTATTTTTTTTCCGTAGTATTAAAATACATTTCGGATTCTTTACCGGACCATCCGGGTACTACGGCTCTCTACAAATATTTTGAGGATATGTTTGCTCCGATACATACCGTCAAAATAAACAATAAACAATTTGAATATTGTGAATTAAAATCGGAGAAAGCAAGTGATGTCAACAACATAATAGAGAAGGTTGTTGAATATGCCCTAAAGGAATGGGGCATTGAGGTTCCCAGACAAGAGGATTTGAAAGACCCTGAAGTTAGGGAACTGCATAGCCAAGCCTACCTGAATCAGGAGGTAGAATGGAGCAATTTTATCTCTTCGCGCAAAAAAATATCTAAAGATGAGCGAAGAAACAAGAAAACTGAGCGCATTTGAAGCGTTCGCACAAATCCAGCAAACGTATGCTGAAGCTGAAGAAAAAGCAAAACAAGAAGCCGGTTCTCCCAAGGTTGAGCGTTTTAGAATAGGAGAAGATGGCGAGTATTCAATCCGCATTTTGCCTTTGGCTCCTAATTTTGATGAGAATGGTAATATCTTGCCTATGGAGCGCAAGGGATATGAGTATGCAGTCCATCAATTCTTTTTAACTATCAAAGCACCTGCAAAAAAAGGTGGTAAGACAAAGAAGCTGAGTATTCCGGTTATTCGTACTACAGACAAAGAGGTGGGTTTCTCTGTTGATTTGATTGATACTTATCTCAAGATTGCTAAAGAAATGTATGCTGATGATGAAAAGTTAATTAAATTCATATCAGACAACGCATACAGCGGTGGCCTCCGTTGGAATTACCAGCACGCAATCATGGTTCTTGATGTTTCAAGTGACAAAGAACGTGCAAAAGGTCCGCAATTGTGGCAATGCTCACATAGCCAGTATAAAGACCTTGATTCGGCAAAAATGCGTCTGTGGAAAGAATTAAGAGAAGATGGCGAACAAGAGACATGCCCGATTTCCAGTTTTACAGGTGCTTATCCCGTTAAAATTATTCGTAGCAATAATAATGGTAAGACTGAATATACTGTTGAAATTGGCCGCAAAACCCTTAACATCAAAGAGGAGGAAGCTGAAAAATTGCTTGAACTTCCTCGTATTCCCGAACAATTGTATCGTTATACAAGATACCAGTTTGAAGCAACTTTGGTATTCTTGCAGCAATATGATGAAGAGCACGACATGGAGGTATGTAAGGAGCCGGACTTCATAGAGGCTGTAGAGAAACTGAAAGGTGAGCTTCCAGCAGATGACAATTCACACTTTGATTTGAGTGGCGCTGCTTCTAAGGATAGTAGTAAGGAAGAAACTACTATTGATTCTTTATGGGCCGAATATGATGTTATCGTTGACCAAGATTTGAATGAAAAATCTGATGAATATCAGGAACTTCGTGAAAAGATTCGTCAATTTATTGAAGATAATGGCATTGATGTTCGTATATCTCGTTCAAAGAACAATCAGCAGTTGCTTGAAGAAATTGATGAAGCGTTAGATGAAAAGGCTAAGGATAAGCCAAAAGAGGAAAAGAAAGAAGAAACTGTTGTACAGCCATCTCGTCGTGCTCCGAAACCTAAAGTTGAAGAGCCGGAAGATAAACCTGAAAATGTTGATGATAACGATGGTGATGGTAAAACGGAAGAAGAAAAAGTGGATGAAACACCTCGTCGCCGCCGTGCTCGGCCTGGTAGAGAAGAGAATGAAGAGGCTCCAGCAGAAAAGACTGAAGATGAAACATCTGAATCTACTACAGAAGAAGAGGCTCCACGTCGCAGGCTTCATTCCCGTCGTTTAAGATAATTCCTGTCTTTAGATAATTATTGTGTGGTAGAGAGGGTATTGGGATGGTACCCGTACCCTCTCATTTTTTTAATTTTCAAAATAGACAGGAATTATGAAAGAAGCTATTGCTTTATTAATTAATGATATACACGTCAGTAAAGATAATATCTCAGATTTTAATCAGAATTGGGATGAAATGCTTGCAATATGTAAGCGTGAGGACATTGCTGACATCGTAATAGGTGGTGATATGTTTACTTCCAGGGCATCACAAACATTGGCAACATTACTTGCTGTCAAAAAAGCTTTGAACAGGGCTGTGGCTCAGGGTTTATATATCACAATTGCAGAGGGAAATCACGATCTTGTGGATCAAGAGTCTTTTGAGGGGTATAATCATCTATGGGTTGGTCTGAAAGGCATCGAAGTTATAGATGTATATAAGATGTTGATATGGGAAGATTGCGATTTTGCATTGCTTGTAATGAGTTATTTCCCAGAAGACGGTTCTTTTTTAGAACGAATGTATCATGCAGTTCAAGATACATTAAAACAGTACCCGAATATTTCTCAAAATGATATTATACTTTACATCCATGAAGGCGTGCATGGCGCTTTAGGGGATTTTGAAATTCCATGTGAACTTCCGCAGGAGCCTCTACTTGGATTTAAGGCTGTATTGTGTGGTCACTATCATAACCGTGTAAAAATCAAGAATACAAATATCGAATATATTGGTTCATCACGTCAGGGCAACTTTGGGGAGGACGAGAATAAAGGATACACAATTTTGTATTCTGACGGTTCCTATGGGTTTGTTAAGAATGAAGTGAATACACGTTATGAAACTATAGAACTGGGTGCTGACAAGGTTGACAATTTTCAGCTTAATAAAGATGACCGGTACAAGTATAAAGTCAAAGTGAAATGCAATGAAAAGCAGGCTAAACTCTTTGACAAGCAAAAGTTATTGGATTTAGGCTTTAATAAAGTCGAAGTCATAACGGAAAACGCATTACCGAAAGAGTCTGCTGCATCTGGTATTCAGGAAAAGTATGACAAACAGGGTATTAAGAAAGAATATCAGAATTATTGCAATGAAAATTCAATAGATAGCAAATTAGGTATCAAATACTTGGAGGGTTAAAATCATGTGGAAATTAGCAGAAATTAGAATTAACAATATAGTATCTTTTCACGAGGCTTCACTTTCCATAGAACAGGGTGTGGCAACACTTATATTCGGAAAGAACGAAGACAATGCTTCTCAGCCTTGCAATGGGTCTGGTAAATCGTCCTTAATTGAGGCTATTTCTTTCGCTTTGACTGGTGAGCAGTTGCGCAAGGTTAAGAGCGTTGAAGAAATTATTAATGATCATGCTGAAAATGCTTATGTGTATGTTAGGTTGACAAATGATTATAATAATACAACATTTACTATCGAGCGTACCATCAGTCGTAATGCACCGCAAAGTATAGAGTGCCATAAATATGATTGTGCCGGTGTAGAGATTGAAACTGACAAGACAATTCAACCTACGGTATCTGATTATAACAAGTTCATTCTTTGTGAAATCGGGTTAACAAAGGATGAGATTTATAATAACTTTATTCTTTGCGATAATAAATACGAGAGCTTTTTTGATTGTTCGGATAAGAATAAAAAAGAAATTATCAATCGTTTTAGCAATGGAGTGATTATAGACGATAGCATTGACAGATTGCAACAAGATATGGCTCCTGTTGTAAGTGAATTGACTGTGGCCAATAACAAAGTAGTTGGTATCAACGGATCTATTTCAGCTATTAAGAATGAATTGGAACATGTTGATGAGAAAAAAGCAAATGCTCGACAAGAACGTGGCGCACGTATAGAACGATTGGACGAGCAGATACAGAAGTGCCGTTCAGACATCGAAGTTGTTGAGGAAAAAAGAAAAAAGGCAGAATCGAGATTGATTTTGCTCAACGGGCTTCAAAAAGAGGTAAAAGGGTTGGACGAGTCGAATTTGTCTTTACTTGAAGCATACAATGAGATAAAAGCAATGTGTGAGGATAATGAGCTTGAAGCTGTCAGTGAATTTGATAAAATGTCCGAACAGTACAAAAACTTGTTGTCCGAACAGAAAAATAGTATCAAGCAAATTAACCGACAAATTGATGATGCTACTGCTACTCTCGAACAAAGCAAAGATGAGCAACAGAGATATGCAGAATCTTACAAGAAACATTGTGACGATGAAACAAAATTGACAGAGAAAGATATTGCATTAAAGGAGAAAATCAATGCAGAAATCTCAAAGATAGATGTAAAACTTGATAAAATTGAAGAGGATATTAATGCCAATAAGAAACGCCAAGCAGAATTAAGCGCATTGATTTCCAGAAATGAGACTTTGCTTAATGGAGCGGTGATCTGCCCGAAATGTCAGCATAAGTTTTTTGTTAATGAGGATATAACTGTTGACGATGTAAAAAAGACATTGGATGACTTGCGTTCAGAAGAAAGGACAAAGAAAGAGGAAGCCGCAAAATTGATAAAAGAATTTGATTTTGTTGATGAAGATGGGGCTAAAAAATCAGAAGAGATTGATTCCATTAATGCAAAAATGAAGGCTCGCTCTAATGAATTGGATGCTGAATACAGGGAATTGAAATCCCTATCAGGAAAAGTGGACCAGGCAGAAAATAGTGTAATATCTCTTCAGAAGCAGCTTGCAAATGCTGAGAATGAGCTTGACCGGTTGAATGGTAAAATTGAAGTAATGCGTAATCGTTTGTTTGGTGAAATTACTGGAATCTTAGAGGGGCGAGTTATGAACGGCAAGAATTACATTGAACAGCAGGATTCATCAATTGTGTTCTTGAAAGGGCAAATGAGCCAATACCAGCAGTCCAAAAAAGAGCTTATTGAAGCTCCTGAAACCGATTTTGAAGCATCATTACAAGAGTCATTGGAGAAATATCAAGATGAACTTAAATCAGCTCAGAAAATAGCTTCAGAAATTGAAACTAAGTATAATAGGTTGAAAGAGCAAGAACTTCATTTTACAATGTTCAAATCGTATATCGCTAATAAGAAGATTGATGCTCTTTCTCATATTGTAAATGACTTCTTGGAAAAAATCGGTTCTGACATCCGACTTAAACTGGAAGGATTCACAGTTACTAAGACAGGTAAGTTTAGGGATAAAATATCTGTGCAAGTGATGAGAGACGGTATTGACTGTGGCTCTTATCATAAATTCTCCGGAGGTGAAAAAGCAAGATTGAATTTGGCTTGTATTCTGTCATTGCATACTCTGACAAATTCCAATTGTGAAGAAGGAAAAGGGCTTGATTTTATCATTATAGATGAATTGCTTGACAAATCTGATGAGGTTGGCATGGCGACTTACTGTGAAGCTTTAAACAAACTTGGCCAAACAGCTTTGCTTATCACTCAGGGTGGCATATCTGAAGGGTATCCGCATAAGCTATTAATAGTTAAGAAACAAGGTGTTTCAACAATCCTTAAATAATAGTATTATGCAGAAATTGACAGAAGAATATGTAAGCCAACTCAAAAGAGGCGATATTATGGCATTTGATGTAGCTACTCATTGTGGTTACTATACTCTTGGTGATTATGGAACTGCTCATTTCCCAAACACAGAAAAGGCTCCTAAAAAAATGGGACTTGATTATGCGCAACATAAGGCTTTCAGAAAATGGCTTATAGATATTTTGACCTCTCATAATATCAAAGCTGTTGCGGCAGAAGATGTTGTGTTCGGTCATTTTGTGGACTTCAGAAAACTTTGTGAATTTAGGGGTATTTTGTTTGAAGTATGCGAAACGCTGGATATACCAATAGTGACTTTTAAGCCATCTGATATAAAGAAGCATGGTACAGGTAAGGGTAATGCGGATAAAAAGATGATGATGGAGTTCGCAGAAAAGCGTTATCACATTGAGGTAAATGGTGACGACAATCTTGCTGATGCGATTCATATCTACATGTATTTCATTCATCGGTATAAACTTTAATAAGTGGCGGTATGATTGGAATTTATTTAGAAAATCAAATCAATAAATGCAGTTTATGTCATCAAAAATGCCGTCAAAACCGGACAAATCAACTGCTAAATGTAAGCAGTTAAGTCCAAGTGAAAAAGAAATACTTTTTAATAAGTACATTGTTCCTAATTTCAGTAGCATAAAAAGTCTTACAAAGAGATATACTGATAATTATCAGGATGTTGATGAAAATTACAATTATTGCCTGGCTCAATTGTTTAATTATATAGGGTCATATAATCCAGATCAGAAACTTGATACATGGATTCATATCTGTGTCAAGCGAGCGTGTTTTCATCAAAATAAAAAACGTTCAGAAGATGCTTCACATTGGACCGATATAGAAATGTGCACCAATGAAGACATTTATCAAAATGGAACGAATATGATTGTTGATGCGGGATTCGGAACATTGATAGATAATATATCAGATCAAATGTATAACGCATTAATGCAAATCCCTCCACAAAGATTATCTCCATTTATGATGTATGTACAAGGACATCGTATAAGGGAGATAACTGCTGCCGAATGGAAAATGGGACATCTTGAAAAACGAAGTGAAGATGTTGTGAAAAGTCGGATATATTGGGCTAAAAGAGAATTGCAATACATACTCAGACAATATGGAATTACAAGAAAGAACCGTAAAGGTCCGGCAAATGATCGAGACCGTAGTGAAGAGGACGATTAATCCTAAATGGAGGTTTACTCAAAGCGGAATTGCTGCAATCTATTTACAAAATGGGTTGCAGCAACTACCCTCCTTATTTGGGGTATCGGATATTGATGATGAGAGAATTGTAGATTACCTCATTTATCAGTTGTATCGAATGCGCTCATATATTGCAGATGGTTCATGGCAGTACACTTGGCTGTTTTCAAATTCTGCTATGGATAAATTTAAAAAGCAATTTTTAAGTGCTGACGGAAAATCCGGGATGAATTATTATATCAATCAATGGTTGGATGAGGCAGAATTGTCACGTAGTAAATTAACTGTAATAATAGCACAACCAAAACCTAACCCATTGAGAAAAATGGTTTATCTGGCTTCTGAAGAGCCGATAAAAAAGAGGTTCTTGAATACAGAAGATGGATTAGCGTTATGTCAGCGTTCGACTACAGGATGGAGTCCGCTGTCTGAAACTTGTGGACGATGTGATTACTGGGTTGAGTGTGGAAAAATGACCGCTAAAAAGTACCCAGAGCTTATGCGGTTTAGAAAAGAAGAATATGGCAGGAAAGAAAAATGATAATGTATTGACATCTGAGTTTTTGGCAGAATTGTATAATTGTGCCATAACGAACAATCAGATTTGTTCAGTAGTATCAAGATACATGGAAGATTCATTTCTTCCAGACCAACAATATCAGATGCTTAATTCTGCATTGAAGAGTTATTTCGCAGAATATAAGACTGCACCGCAATATGGTATCATTACGCAGCGCTTATCCTCTTCAAGATCAGTTTCAGAATTGCTGGAAGAGATTCGTGAAGTGGCGACAAGCGTAGATATGGACGGTATCAGAGACCAGTTTGAAGAGTATTTGAAATTGGTCCAGTTCAAGAAGATTTTTAAGGAGGTTTCTAAAAAATATGAGGATGGTGAGCGTATTGGCGCAATGATGTCCTTTACAAGAGAAGCTGTTAAATTGCAGCAATTTACATTAAAGCCAGAAGAGTTCATAGATATTGCTCAAACTTATGAAGAACGGTTGAGAGAAAACAAGGTTCGTAATGATAATCCTGTTTCTAAAATAGTAAATAGCTTTTATATTGATGGACTGGATGAACTGAACCAAGGCAGGAATTTGCGAACACAACTTTCGTTATTCCTTGCTATGTCTGGTGTTGGTAAAAGTCATATAGCGCGTTGGATAGGCTATAATGCTGCATATATAAGTGGACTTGATGTATTGCATATTCAACTGGAAGGTGCTGCATCAGAAACAACAGATGCTTATTCTGCAATGCTAAGTGGCACCACAACTTACGAATATGAGAGTGGGAAAGTCAATAATCATACATTAGAGCATTTGAAAAGTCTGCTTTATACTTATAAAGGGACATTGAAAGTAAAGGCTTACCCTAAATTTGGAAAAGAAGTATCGACTACGGATATTAGAACGGATTGTGATAAATATAGGGAAAAATTTGGGAAATACCCTGATGTTGTAATTGTCGATTCGCTTGACCTCTGTACTGATTCTTCAGGAAAGAACTGGGATGCAAAATCATTGCGACATAAACGTATCGCTACAGCTCAAGACTTGAAAGACCTTGCTGGTGAAATAGACGGCTGGTTAGTTGTAACGTATCAGGCTACCATTGAAAATCCTGAATGGGTGAATGATGAGAAGAATGTACTTACAGCATTTAATACATCTGAATGTAAGGGGTTGCAGAGACCTTGCACACATCTTATATCGTTGAATCAAAGCAAGAAGGAATATCGCGAGGGGACCATGAGACTTTATGCTGATAAGTTTAGATTTTGTAAAAAGGGAGAACCTTTTAGGATTGCTTTAGACTATGAGCATGAAGTCTTCTATGATAGGGTACGAACATTAAATTTACCGCAGGAATAAATGATTAAAGCAATTAAATAAGCTGATTACACACAATGATTATCACACCAGAAATGCAGCGTTCTATTACAGAAGAACTGCTTTATGACTTTAGTGGCAAGATGGACGGGTCTCGCCGGAATATACTTATACAACATTGTCCTTTCTGTGGGCATGACGGTTTTAAGTATGGCATTTATGTTGGAAACAATCTTGGAAAGAAGCGCTTTGGTATGTCTAATTGCTATCATTGTAACAGGCGATATGGTTCATTGAAGGAAACTCTGAAAGCACTTGGAAGAGAGGATTTACTCCCAAAAGAAACGGCGCAACTTGATGACTCAGAAACAGATATTTCATCCATGTTTGATGATGAAATAGATGATGAATTAGTTGACGCAGTAATGCCGGATGGTTATAAACGCTGTTACAAAAATAGCTATTTAAAATCACGTGGTTGGGTTATGGATGATTATGAATATTTTCCGGTTGGTACTAATCGTGGTTTTAACAGAGAGTACAATGATTATATTATTTTAGAGGTTCGTGATGAGGGGCGATGCGTTGGATTTGTTGCACGCAGCATTCTTAGTAAAGATGAGATAGATTCATATAATTCCAGACATCATTTTAAGATACGTCGATATAAAAATTCAGATGAACGTATGGGTAATGGATTTTCTAAAATGTTATATAATTATGATGCTATTGAAACAATGACTACTCACTCTGTAATTCTGTGCGAGGGGCCATTCGATGTTGTTGGGCTTAATCGAAAATTAGAACTTTATGACAACAAACATATTGTTCCGGTAGCAACTTTCGGCAAAAAGATTAGTCAGGAGCAAATGTTTAAGTTGCAGAAAAAAGGTGTTGAACAAATTGTGATAGGCTATGACAATGACGCAAAAGAAACCACATCCAGAATTGCTATGGAATTGGAAAAATACTTTGACGTATTGATTGCTGATATACCTAATGGCGTTGGTAAAGACTGGGATGAAATGGATGTTGAGGATATCTATGATGTCTTTGCTTTTAATTTAAAAACGATTCGTGAATTTAATCTTGGATAAAATGAGTGAAGCAGTAACATTAAAAGAATGGCTTGATAATCATCATATAACTTATTCTCTAAGAAAAGATGTATTGGTTATTCCTGGATTTGGTAGATGTTTAATTCAGGAAAATTACGACCATATTTTCAAACAGAATAAAGATGGGGAGGCTGTTTTTAATTCTATTGAAAACATGTCATATCTTTTGGCTGATGATATTACTTATATCGTTTTCCCATTTGGTTGCAGATGGTTTTATGTGGATATCCGCAAAGACCCATTGGATTTACAATTTCAAATACTTAGATATGTTGGTGATTCTCCTGTATTTGAACATAAATGTGAATTTTATCCGCTTGGTATCCACTCTGGATATGAATTACTAAATGGAAGTGGTTTATTGAAAGATTGGTGCACAAAAACAAAATTTTTAGGATATAAAGGCTTATCTGTTGCGGATAGAAATACAATGGCAGCGTCTTTGGACTTACAGCAATCTGCAACAGAAAAGGGTATTAAATATTGTTTTGGCTATTCATTGACAGTAAATACCGGGAAAGATAAAGTTGGGGTTAAAATATATTCAGCTACGCAACAAGGGTTTAAAAATATGCTCCGTATTCAAAAGGCAATAGCTGTTGACAATATAGACACCAAAGAGATTAACCTGATTGATTTTTTGAATTTGGCAGATGGTAATACTTTGGTATTTGATAAATGGTCCGGGCATTGGCTGACTGACAATAAGGGAATTCTTCAGGATTTTATTACAGCTTTTTCTGGGTGGGTGTTTTTTCAAGTTGATACGACTGAATATCGTGCTGACAGAATAGATTCAACTCTTCTTCAAAGTCAAAAGGCATATTTTGATAATTTTTATTTAGGTGATTTAGAATATTACATGAATATTCGTCCGGTTCTTATTCAAGATGTATATTATTTGGATAAAGAGGATTGGAAGACAAAAATCATTCTTAATAAAATTGATACTGGTGCGGCGCATGAACAGTCGCATAATCAATATTTGAAAACTATAGACGAATTGTATAATGATTTTAGATTTCTATTCTCGGACCGATATGATGATGATGTGTTTTATGATATGTGTGAGTCCACTGCCGACATTATTGAAAATGCCACAGCTGCTTATGATTTGAGTGATAACTATGCCCCTAAATATGATATGACTCCACAGGAACAGGCTAAATATGGCAATACGCTTAATATGTTTCATCAATTAATTGAAGAGGGGTTTAAGAAGCTGGTTCCAGAGGGAGAGGAAGAGCGGTATCGTAAACGTGTTGAATATGAAAAATATGTCATAGAGAGTACGGATAACATAGATTATTTCTTGATTCAGAGAGATGAGTTGAATTGGGCGCAAGAAAATGGTATTTTGACTGGAATTGGTCGTGGATCTGCCGGAGGATGTTTATTGTTATATTTGATGGGCATTACATTTATTGATCCACTTAAATATGATTTGATTTTTGAGCGTTTCCTGTTACCTGAGAGAGCCGGCCTTGTGCCTGATAAAGTAACAATAGTGGCAGAAGAAATTCAGTCCTCGGATTATTTTGAATTGGTTTTTGAAAACGGGGAAAGACTCTTGCTTGATAAAGATGCAGAATTGGTTGTAAATCGTAATGGAGAGCAATTAGTTGTGTATGCAGATGAACTGCAAGAAGGTGATGATATTCAGTTTGATAATTGTGATTTACTTCACACATTGCCTAATATTTTGCAGTATGAAAATTCAATCCATAATCAGAAAAACTAACACTGTATTAGTGAATGACTGTTATGCCGGAGACGGGTATGTAAAGCGTAATCATGGTTCATTGCCAGATATTGACTCAGATTTTAATGCGGAACGTAGGGATGAGGTTAAGGCATATTTAGAGAGAAGATATAATAAAGATGGGTTACAGAGGGTGTTTTCGGCCGGTACATTTACTACTGAAAAAATTAAATCAGTGATTAAAGATGTGGCACGAACTTATAAAATTTCACAAGCCACTACTAATTATCTTACAGCTATTCTTGATGATAATATGACGTGGACGGATTTGATGAAAATGGCATCAACCGATAAACGCATGAAGGATTTTATAATGAAATATCCTGATGTATTTGAAGAGATTTTGCCAATCATGGGGCAGGCACGTTCTGCCGGTATTCATGCGTCCGCACTTATTATTACTCCAGAATTTGTTAAAGGTGAGCGTGTTGAGTGTTTTGATTTGTTGCCGATTAGAAAAATGGGCGACCTTCTTGTTTCTGAGATTTCTGGTAATGATATTGATGCAATCGGTATTCTTAAAAATGATGTTCTCGGTATCAGGGAGCTTACAAGACTTTCCGATACATTGAATCTTGTTAATGATGAGTATGGTGTGCGCTATACCATATTGGAAATTGCATCAAAATACTTGAACGACCCGAAAGTCTTCAAGATCATTCGTGAAGGGAATACTCAGGGGGTATTTCAAATGGGCGGCGAAGGAATTACGAAATTCATTAAACGGCTTGCTCCAGATAATGTCAATGACCTTATCGCATCAGTGGCTTTGTTCCGTCCTGGACCGTTAGATTCGGGTGCGGCTGATAATTATGTTCGTGCTAAACGAGGTGAATATGAACCGACATATTTGTGGGGAACGTATGAAATACTTAAAGATACATACGCTCAAATGGTTTATCAAGAACAAATATCTCGTGTCGCTCAAAAAGTTGGTGGTTTAAGTCTTGGTGATGGTGTCAATTTGGTCAAGGCTTTAAGTAAGAAAAAATTGGAGAAGGTTCGTAAATTTCAAGATAAGTTTTTCTCAGGTGCTAAACAAAATGGATGCCCCAAAGATGCGGCTGACCAGATTTGGAGTAATGTTGAGGATGCGGCTAAATATTCATTTAATGCTTGTATAGGTGGGCATGAATATCTTTGGGGCAAACACAAAGAAAAAGGACGTGGCACAAAGATTAATATTGGTGATATGTGGCGCACGACACATGATTATAAATGGGCAAAAGAAAATGGTAGATTATCTCTTAGGCGTAAATATAATAAATATGGGTATGGCACTTGCTGGTCTTTGAATGAAGAAGAAAAATTGGTCATAAACAGAGTTGTTGATATCCGTTATCAAGGAATTCGTCCTGTGTATCGAATAACATTGGCAAATGGTTCAACTATTGATGTGACGGATAATCATAAACATCCAACTCTTAACGGTGAAAAACGCACAGACCAACTGGTTCCCGGAGTGGATTTTATGTTTATAAGAGTTGGATGGATAAAAGAAGACACGTCATATCGTTTTACGGATAGAGGACAGCAAAACGATCCACGTTATCATTCAAATGATAATGTGGAGCCATACACTATCAATACTAAAGCAGGTCAATGTGGCTTTATCAAACGTGATACAAACTATACAAAATTAGAGTATTACGAAAAAAATCTCAAAAAGGATTATTGTGAAATTTGTGGCTGTAAAGATAAACGCTTAGAAGTTCATCACATTAATGGAGATCATTCAGATGTAGGTGAAAACTATTCAAATGTACAAACTATATGTGTTAGCTGTCATAAAAAGGCACATTATCAAATGGGGCGCACAAAAATGGGGCGCAAAGGACTTGGAACAGCTGTGGCGCAGGTTGTTTCTGTGGTGTATTTGTGTGATATGGATGTATATGATGTTGAAATGGCAGATCCATATCATACTTTTTTGACCGGGAAAGGTGTTGTCACTTGCAATTCTCATGCAACAGCTTATGGTTTGACTGCCTATGTCGGGGCATGGTTAAAAACATATTATCCTACAGCTTTCTATACTGTAGTTTTGCGAGACCAAGACGAAGATAAAATGGCGGTTTTGATGAATGAGATAAAAGCTGTTGGAGGAACTGAAATTGAACAGCCGGATATTAATATTTCAGATGAAAATTTTACGGCAGATTTTAAGCATAATAAGATTTATTGGTCTTTGACTCGTATAAAACAGTTAGGACCAAAAGCAGTGAAGTATATAGTCCAGGAGCGTAAGCTATATGGTGAGTTCTATAACTTGGATGATTTTATCAAACGTATATTTAAGAGTAAATTTAAGAGTTTTAATGATGAAGGTACGGAAGAAACCAGAGAACGATGTCCTGTTACGGCCCGTAGTGTCAGGAACCTTATTTTTTCCGGTGCTTTTGATAAGTGTGAGCATGTTGGTTCTGTGCTGGAACGGTATGGATTGCTCGATAAAGCTGCCACTCTTTTGGGATTTAAGTTGAGTGAAAAAGAAGTTCCAGAGGATATGCGTGATAAGCATTATTTTTGGAGTAAACAGCAAATCGCAATTTCAGGTCATGGTTCCATTGATTATCGTAGAATTTATGATAATATGGAAAAACCAAAGTCTCTACAATCTTATAAATACATTGAGTTCAAAGATTTGAATAATATGTTTTATGAACTTAGGAAAGGGGTTATTTGTGCGGCTATTTGTTCTGTTTCGGACAAGTCATATAAAGACAGGCGTACTGGTGAAACAAAACATTTCGGAAAAATAGAATTGCAACAAAATACGGAAACCAATATTCTGACAATTTGGGATGATTGGGACATACTGAAAAAGGAGTTTAAAAATTCTGTAGGACACATTATTGCCATTGTCGTGAATGTAAAATGGAGTGATTACGATGAAAAGAATACACTTCAGGTTGGTAAAAATTCATTCTTTAAATTGATATAATATGTCATTTCTGATTGATATACGAGAAGAACTTGATGAGCAAGTTCAAGAACAAATCCGAAAATTCAGAAAGGAGAGTGCTGCTACGGGATATAAGGGGTGGTATAGAATACAATCGGCTATTGCAAAGGCTCGTGATTTGACGATATATCATGATAATATAAAGAATTATATCATGCCTAATCTTTTTGATGATAATGGTGATGCAATCACATGGTATCATTGGAGAGACCCACAGCAGGTACAAGTGAATATGATTAAACGAAATTTGAAAATAGCATCACATTATAGTCGAAAACGGGGGAAAGTGACCCCGACCAGACTTAAAATGTTGATGAAAGAGATTTTACGGTTCAGAATCAATGAATATTTAAACCCAATTGAAAATATGGAGAAACTTAAAATCATGTGCATTATTGGTGGGTCAGGTTGTGGAAAAACGCTTGCATCCCTGCATTTGAAGTATCATAAAGATGCGAATGTCATTTGTTCTTTCACTACCAGACCTCCAAGAGAAACGGAGGTTGAGGGTAGGGACCATCATTTTATTGATATAGTACCAGATAGAACAGAGTTAATCGCTTACGCTCATTTTGGGGGTGCATATTATTATGCTACAAAATGGCAAGTGTTTGGACCATGTACGGTCTATGTGATAGATGAAAAAGGTTTGGAAAATCTACGTAAGGATTTTGGTGATGTATATGATATATATACAGTTTTGATTAAGCGAGATAAGTCATTACGTAGAAAGTCTGGTATTGATGAAACTCGTTTACGTCGTGATGAGCGGAGAGATTTAAAAGATGAGGATTATGATTATGTAATTGAAAATAATGGGAAGAAAGCTGATTTATTTTCAAGCATAGAAAGTATTTACGAAAAAATCAAAAATAAATGATATGGCAGCACCAGCAGAAAAAGTAAACATTGTCACAGCAATAGTATATGATTTTGAAACAGGAGGTACAGATTGCACCAGATGTGCGGCAACTCAAATCTCACTTCATGCGGTTCGTCTTGATACGTTTGAGGTAATGGAAAAATACTCATCCTATATTTATCCATACAATAAAAAAACAGATATTGGAAAACCGAAACGAAAGGTGTTGAAAAACAAATATGATAATGATGATTCGGAATTAATGGATTATGAAGATGTTGCATTGAAATACTCGCATATAACAATGGATATCCTATACAGTATGGGAAAACCATTGGAAAATGTTTGTCAAGAGATTTGTGATTTTATAAAACGGAATACATTTTCTGTGGCGGCAAGTAATAAACCAATTATGGTAGGGCAAAATCCATTATTTGATAAAAAGTTCATGCAGCAGATAATGTTGTATTCCGGGCTTTGGAATGATTTCTGTAAATTGGTTCGGGGAGAAAAGGATTTTTGGGGAAATTTCCAGCCGGCACAACTTGATACTATCATTTTATCACAGCTAACTTTTGATAATGACAAAAGCATTACAACATGGAGGCTGGAGTCAATGGCAGAACGATTTGGTATTGATTTGGAAGATGCACATGACGCTGATGCCGATGTAACAGCGACAAGGGAGATTTTGAGGATCGTTACATCCCGAATGCGTGAACAAAGTACTGGAGGTAATGCTATTGGTGGTTTGGCTACTGAGAAGCAAGAAAAATTGAGAGACCATTTTAAAATTTAAAACTATTGTAATATGAAGCATAAATTTCAATTTGACAAAAAGACTGGAACCATGGTTCCAATGACAAGTACAGCTGTTGAAGAGATTAAGGTAAACGAACAAGATAGTGTGCAACAAATCCAATCTGACATGCAGGCTAAAAAGCCAGTATTTGCAGAGGGCAAAAGTATTACAGTGAAGTCCGGTGTTATTAATACTCAACAAAATCAGATTGTAAAAATGCAACGGGTTGATGCTCCAACACCGATTCAATTAATAAATGAAAATGGAATCCCTGAAGCTTATCTTGATTCAGTAACTACAGGTGTGATGATGTTTCGTGAACTTCAAGATTATGATATTTGCCAGATTACAGATGAAAAAACTGGTAAGGTACTTGCATATATTGGCGGTTATGCGCTTCAAATAAATTTCAATATGGCAGAATTGAATACTATAGAGCGAATAGACCAATGTTTGCAAGGAATAGTAAAGCTGTTCAGACATAAAATAATGAATCAAGCTATTAATAATAAGTCTTCTGGTGATTGATTTTTGGACTTTGTTTGTGAGTATTCTATTATCTATAAAAGATATATTCTTGTTAAAATTATATTGGAAATGAAAGATAATAAACTCACGGACTTGGAAGAAAAGTTCTGTTTAGTATTTTCCTGTGGACCATCGCCGTATAATGGAAATGCTAATAAAACGTATGACTTGGTTTTCAATGGTTCTACTGGTATACTTAAAGACCCATTGAATGACAGTTCAAAAAGGGATGTAGAAATAGCTCTTGCTGCAAGAGAATTGATGTTGCGTGATGACATAAGAGACCGCATTGACCAGATTCAAAGTGAAAGCGTGGTCAATGCGGCCACACTCAGACCACGATTGACTGAAACATTGTTGAAAATTGCCGATGAATGCTCTACTCTGATGTGTGCAGATAAATTTGGAACCCCATTATCACCTGCCGCCTTACGTTCCGTTGCAGTCAATGCTATCAGCAAATTAACTGATATGTATGGAATTAAGGAAGATATTGCACACAAGGTGATGCTTGAGGGTACAAATGGTGATGGAATTGTGTTTAACCTGGTTATGCCAGAGTCGAACAAGGGGAATGAACTTGGTGAAGTGATTGAATAACAATAGTAATTATATAAGATGTCTTTAATTATGAACTCATTAATGATTGGTGATAAAATTACTATCCGATATTCAAAACAGCTTGATAAGAGTGGAAATAATATCTTGACCAATAAGACTGGTATTGTTACAAAATTGATGAAAATTGGTAAAAACATAATTGGTGTATATGCTGATGTAAAGGTTATGCGCCGCATAAGAAATTATTATGTGCCAGTTTGTTCCATTGAAGGGCCTGGGGAGATTGATAAGACAAGAACATTGAGCATTTTAAAATCAACAATATTATAATACAATATGAATATAGATTTAGCAAATGTATTTAGTGCGATTGGTACGATAGTGGCTGCGTATTTCGCTTATAATCAATATACTAAAAATAAAATAACAGATTTGAAAGTGGAATATTTTAAAAAAGAAGAGGAGCGCAAATCATATAAAAGAAGCGAAAATACAGCGAAAGTATTCGGCGAATTGTGGCGAATCTTATATGAGTTAAAGGCTGACCGTGTATATATAGTGCAACCGCACCCACTTGGACATGTGGCTTTTCTTTCAATACAATTTGAGGTAAAACGGAAGGGTGTATCTGGAATGTTAGAATCAATACAATCACTTCCTATGAGTGAAATAGCTGCTTTTTCAAAGGATTTAGCTGAGAATTTGTTTGTCTTTTATACAGATATAGACTGTGAGGTGAAAGACAAGGCGGCAAAATCATTAATGACTGTAAATGGCTGTGAAGCAGTAGCAATCAAACGATTGAATAGTTCATCAGATTGGGTAGGGAATATATTTTGTGAATTTACGGATGCACAATATCCAGATGAAGATACTGTTCATCACGTACTCCATGAGGCGGCCATTAATATACAATATATTCTTCCTGAATATAGAGAGCGTAAAGTATAAAAACAGATTTAATAATTATATTATGAATACATTAAAGAAAGGTAGTCGTGGTGAGGATGTCAAGGTATTGCAACAGGCTTTGAACTTGATATCTGATGGAATTTTTGGCGATTTGACCGATGAGGCTGTTAAGGAATTTCAAAGATTGAATGGGTTGAAAGTCGATGGAATTGTCGGAAACAATACATGGGCAAAACTTGGTGTAAAGGATGATGGTGAGATAAAAAAGAGCGTGCGCAATATCAAGGAGATAATCATACATTGTTCAGACACGCCAGAAGGAAAGGACTTTACTGTTGCGGATATTCGTAAATGGCATTTGGCCCGTAATTTTAGTGACATTGGTTATCACTATGTCGTTTATAGAGATGGTTCGATTCACGAGGGAAGAGATGTTAATATTTCAGGTGCCCATTGTACAAATCATAATTCTATCAGTATTGGCATTTGTTATATTGGTGGCCGTGCTGCGGTAGGCACTGCACCGAAAGATACACGTACAGATGCACAGAAAAGGGCTATTGTGGATTTGTTGAAGAAGTTAAAGAAGATCTATCCTAATGCAACAATTCATGGCCATAAGGAGTTTGCTGCAAAGGCTTGTCCGAGTTTTGATGTCAAACGAGAGTATGCTGATATTTAAAAATGAATTGTTATGTTGAAGATACTGTTAAAAAAAATCTGGGTATATATCGTTATTGGTATATTGAGCGTAGCACTGTGGAAAAGCATGCACAAGACTGCGACATACTATAAGAAGGCAAATGTGCTTGAAAATACTATCAGTGATTTGAATCAACAAATCAAGTTCACTGAGATACGATTGAATGATTCGATACAGGTATATCAAGCGGAGGTTAAAAGCCTTAATGTAACGCAAGATAATTTAAAAGCAAAATATGACAAACTGCTTAATGCTTCAAAGCTAAAACCAAAAGATGTTAGTTCTGTTACAGAGATTAAGGCGATTATACATGATATTGATACTGTTCCTGCTGCTATAGATTCTCTTGGAGGTATCAGTACTAAACTTGAAGACAATTTTGTTAAGATAAATGTGGAGGTGTTGCCGGACAGGAATGTAGTTATAGATTATGAAATACGTGATAGTCTGACAATTGTTAATGTACAGAAGAGACGATCTATACTTTGGGGATTAATTAAATGGAAAAAGCATAAAGGTGTTCGCGTAATAAACCATAACCCCAAAGCAAGCATTGTTAGTTTACAAACAATAGATGTTATAGAATAATGGGAAAGAAGCTTATAAAACCTATCACGCCGGAAAAACTAAAATTACTTGGTAAGGGTTCAACTGATAAGTTGAAAAAGATAAAAGACAAATAAGCTCTTACTTTTTGTTCATTTGATAAATTTAAAGGTGAAAAATGTGTGCCGTTCTGCTGTGAAGTAGCGCGGCATTTTTAATATCAAGCATTGATGTACTATTAATAGTAAAACATTAGTATGGCAAGATTAGAAAAACCAAGAGGACTTAATATAACATTTAAACCATCTGAAAGACAGTATGAATTGTGGAATGCTTTGCAACCTAATCATTGCGATAAATGTGGTGGTAAACTTGTTATGAAACCAAATGGCTTTGACAAGAACGGTCATCAGATTTATCAAGCTACTTGCGACAAATGTGGAAATAGTGATATACCAGAACAAGTGCTTGGAGGTGGGTCCGCTGGTGGAGGTAAGTCATATATCGGATGTTGCTGGCTGGTTATTAGTTGTATGCAGTTTGAAGGAATCCGGATGGTTGTTGCTCGTAAAGTTCGTAAAACACTTTTGGAAACAACCTGGAACACTTTAAAGGATGTGTTGAGAGCTTGGGGGTTGAAACAAGATATACATTATCATATTAATAATTTGTTATACACTATCACATTTTGGAATGGTTCTGAAATAATAGCTATGGATTTGACACCCAGTCCTGGAGACCCGGACTTTAACTCTCTTGGTTCTTTGGAAATTACAGGGGGATTTATAGATGAGGTATCGGAAGTTTCTGAAAAAGCAGTTGAAGTATTAGCTTCACGTATTCGATATAAAATTGCAGAAACTTTCATAGTTGGTAAATTGTTTATGTCAACAAATCCATGTTTAACTTGGGTAAGATCAACTTTCGTTATGAACGATGATGGAGAGCCTGTAAAGTTACCTAAAGGCTATCGTTACATTCCTTTCAGTTTGTTTGATAATCCAAATGAACAATTTAGGGCAATTTACTATAACAAATTGAGCAAGCTCCGTAATAAAGCAGACAGAGACCGTTTGTTGTATGGCAACTGGTTGTTCACAACCAGTAATAAAATGGCCGCTTATTGGAATTTTGATGGTGATAAGCATCTTGTTCACAATCTTAGAGAACAGGTTTATGACCCGATGAGGCCGATTATACTAAGTTTTGACTTTAATGTCAATCCTTATATGAGCTGTTTGCCTATGCAGATAGACTTTGAAAACAAGAAAGTTTATATTTATCCAGAATACATCGGCTACCCAAAGGACAAGAGGAATAACACGCCTGCTTTTACCAAGTGGATAGCGTCACAGCTTGTTGCTGATGGTCATATTGGCGGTGCTCTTATTACTGGAGACCCGGCAGGTTTGGCTCGTTCAACTCAAACTGAAGATGGGGTGAATAATTTTACCATAGCCAATAAGAATATGACTAATTCAGTTCTAAAGCCAAAGATACAGCTTCTAAGCAAGCAACCGGCAATGGTAACGAGATTGGAGTTTATTAATGAACTATTGAGTGGATATGATGGATGGAGTGTATTAATAGATGCCCGTTGTCATAGACTAACTGAGGACTTTGTGTATCAGAAAAAGAACCCGGATGGCACCAAAGAGAAAAAGAAAGTGTTGAATGAAAATGGAGAACGTGTAGAGCGGTATGGACACTTTTCAGACTGTTTTGATTATGCTATGATTTATTATCTCGGTCAGGAATATTCTAAATATCGTACAGCAACTGTAGAGATAGTTACAACCATAGATATGGGAGAGACTGTTTATGGTGACTTTGACTATTAATAAATAAAAAACAAAAACATA